CCTCCTGCATTTTCTGTAGTATGCCATTTATGGCAATAACATCTATTATTATAGTAGGAGAGTGGGCCTGTGTCAAGCTTTTTTTCAAAAAAATTGAAATTATTTTGATTTTTCTACGTCAAATACAAGATAGTGAGGAAACACAAAGGAAAACGCATATCTTGTTTTTACTATAGTTAATATTTTACCACACTTTTACCACAAATCAATGATCCCAATACAGCAGCTCCTTCGGGAGCATACATAGGAGCAACCATGTCCAAATTGAATAGCTATAAAAAAGGCACACCCACCTAACGCCGACAACAGTCAGCCTAAGTGAAGTGTGCCTTTTTTATACTTACTCAAATAGAAATTTCATATCCTGTAAATGCCGCTATCACAGGGGAAGAAATTCCATTATCAAGAAGTTTCTCACGTAATTCTGTACCGAATTCCGACTTATCGTTTTGATCTCCATGTACTAAACATAATCTTCCGTAACGCAGAGATGAATAGTATTCCATTAGTTCTGCCCGGCAAGCATGAGAACTGAAACTGAACAAAGAGGTTATCTTTGCTCGATTCGGGACATTTCGTCCCTCTACTTGTAACGTAGGATTCTTGCCGCATCCTTCTTTTATCTTTGCAGCCAGAGAGCCAGCAGCACTGTATCCGCAAAAACAAATGTGATTCTTTTCAAGCGGCAGTAAATTTTTCACCCAGGCAACAGATCGTCCGTTAGTACACATTCCGCTGGATGCCAGTATGACCATCGGTTCTTTGGATTTTTGATATTCCAGACTTTCTTCCCAGCTGGACGTAAAATGAATATTCTTCCAATCAAGAACCCGAGTCCAGAGTGTATTCCCACAAGCAATCAGATTTCTCCACATCGTTGTTACGGCAACACCAAGCGGTGTATCCACAATAACGGGAATCCGAAAATCAGGATCCTCTCCATAAATTTCATAGAGCACCGTTAAAACAACTTGCAATCTATCCAGCGCAAATACGGGGAATAACACCTTTCCGCCTGCATCTATACAAGACTCTGTTATGATCGCCCGTATCTTTTCCTTGTCTTTATCTCTGTCCCGCAACTGATGAACCCTCTGATTTCCTGCATACGTAGACTCCCCGATCACCAGGTCCATATATTCATCCGGACAGCAAAATGGTTTCGTGTACATTTTTTGAATGGATGGCGACCCAATATCTCCTGTGTACAGAATCCGCTTCGGCATATCAAGCTCATTACGAATAGATAGTACAATCTGCGCCGCATTCACAATGTGATTTGCCGCATAAAAAGTAAATGAAAGATCCTCTGCCAGAAAATACTCCCTATCAAATTCGTATTCCTCCATGTTTTCCAGACAAACTTCTATATCCTCCTCTGTGTAAAGAGGACATGCCTTCATTTTATAAATTTTCTTCAGTTTCTCGGCATCCGATGACATGATTTTGGCAGAGTCTCGAAGCATCAGTGCAATCAACTCTTTATTGCCTCGCGGGACTACAATTTTCGCCGTGCAGCCACGACGATACAATTCCGGTAAAGCGCCGCAATGGTCAATATTTGCATGAGAAATAAAGATGTAGTCTATTTTTCTTGGGCGTATTTCTTTGATCTTTGCGTGATTAACCTTATAGTTCTCTATTGGATTTTGATCTTGATAGAGACCATAATCAAGAAGTATTGTGTACTTTTCAGAAACCACCTGATAACAACTCTGCGTTACATCCGTGGCAGAGTTTCCAAGAAATTGAACTTTGGTCTTCTTCATTCCTCTTCCTCCTCATCATTTTCATCAGGAGCGCAGAATCCAATTGCTGATGTCGTGGTTGATCCATCTTGTTCCAGCTCCGCCGCATCCTTGGCCATCACTACAGACAGCTTTGTGATTACAAGATTCGCCGCTGTCTCCAATATCTGTACAGTATAAGATACAACCGGGATCACCAGTATACCAAACATAACACCACTAATAAATTGCTTCATAATAAATCCTCCGCTCTAACAGCCAAAGATAGGGTTTCGTTTCTCAAAAGAACCCGATCAAATAATACACTGTCAATGACAAAATCCTGTTCATAAATGTAAGAAGGAAGGGGATATCCCATCCAATTTCTGGAACCTTTACGTATTTTGGCAGGGCCTCCAACTGGTACTTTCGGCCAATCCAGTATCACAGTTTCCAATCGGAGCTCTCCTGCGCAGACAGCAGCAATGGCAAGATTTCCAACTCCGATAATGTAGATGCCATTACCAATATCCGTAATAATTTCATAGTAGTCTCTGTTTACCGGGAATTGCCCGCCAATCGCATTTCTGCCGTATGGAAATCCATCAACCTGTACAGTCCGAACAGAAACTACATCACCAATGTCAAACATTTCCTGCAATAAAAAAGGAGCGCGAACGCTCCTGTCCTTTCTTTCTTACTTGTACATTCCACGGGAATCTTCAATAAATGTACGATCCCGTACGTGCTTTTCATATGCTTCGCGGATCAGTTGATAAGATATATCCACTTGCCCGTTTGTCATTTTGTTTTCTTCCAGTATGTTTTCATATCGTTCGTAAAGTCGGAACATCCTGTCAAATCGTTCCTTGGTTACTGGCATCTTTTCATCGCTGACAAGCGTGGCAAAATTTATGATTTCCGACCGCATGTTTTCAATCTTAATTTCCAGTGTGTCGTGATTATTCTGATCCAGCTTCCTGGATATCTCCTGCATATTTTCGTCGTGTTGTTTCATACCTTCATTAACTCCGCGAATCCATTCATCCCGCATAGCAATATTATCCGCGTTATAGTGTTCAAGCATATCCTCATAAAGCCCTTCCATTTTTATAAGAGCCTGCGGAAGATCACGAAGTGCCTGACGCTCTTGTTTTCGTCTTAAAAAATATTTACGTAGACTCAAGAATTCAGGCACATATTTTCCTTTAATGTCCAGTATAATCCCGATCACTTGTGTTACCAGAAGAATCCCAACCAGTACAATACCAATGGTTTTAGGTATCCCCAGATATTCAATTAAATTCACCATTTCAAAATATACTCCATTTCTCGCACAGTCATCTGTGTGCAGCTTCCCACATATCGTAAAACCGCCTGTACATAATCATCAGCTCTTCTCTGGTAATCTCTTCCTGAGGATCAAATTCTTCATTAGAACGCCAGATACCAAGCCGTATCGCCCAGTCCGCTTCCGGAGCCGACAAATTCTTTTTCTTTCTACCAGATCCAGAAAATCTGTACGGGATAACGGATGCATTGAAATCATCCAGCATCAAAACTTCCGGACGGAGCAGAACAGAACGCATCATATCCGCATCAATTCCACGGAGTGTGTCTGTCCTGTATTGCCAAAGCACTGCGCAGTTTTGTAAGTTTCGTGGTAGTTCATCCCAATTATCCGGTAAACAGGGCAACCAGAGAGGGAGATTAAGTTTTTTGAGATCATCAAAAAAATCTGTCGGAGCATAAAATATCGGTTTATATCCCGCAGCCGAAAGAAGTCCCATAAAAATATCCACAAATAAAAATGTGCTGTCTCTGTCTTCCCATTCCGTTAAAACAACCCCACAATAAAAGTTTATCATAACACCAGCCATGGATATCTGTTCCAAAAAGAACGCTGCCTGGTCTTTAGCTTCGTCAACAGACATAGCTGTAAACCAATGGTACGCTCCAACCCGCAGCCCGGCAGCATAAGCACCACGTACATTTTCCAAAAACATCGGATCCGCAGAACAGGGAAGGCCTTCCTCCCCTCCATCAGACGCCTTGATCATAACAAACTGTGTCCGTGCTGTCTTAACAGATTCCCAACGAATGATTCCATCTTCTGCACAGATGTCTGCTCCGCCCGGCAGTTTATCAGGATTACGCATCAGTAGGCCCTTTCTCCTGTACATTTACTGCTTTGGACATTGCGCACATCGCATCGATCATGTTAGATACCACTGCCATGTTGATATCATAATCTACGTGATCCGATACAAATACAATCTGATCCATAACCCATTCTTTCCGTTCAGAGCCTTCGTCGAACATCTTCTCTGCATCAGCCATCAGATCCATTACCAGTTCCATAATCTCCGGCCAGTTCTTTTCCCGGATACTGGCCTGTACATGTTCAATCAGCTTGATTACCAGAGGTATACAGGTAAGTATACCTGCAACCACCGCCAGAATCAGCTCTACCCATTTCATCGTATCCATATCTTATCCTTTCTTTTTCAACAGATCATAAAGACCTTTTAAATACTGAATTGCTTCCTGCCGTGTGCAGACCTTTTGCAGATGAATGTTGTGTCTCTCATCTTCCTTCAGGATTCCCGCCCGCAGGGCCCAGTCTACAGAATCTCTCCCGTAAACCGTAGGCACATTGTCCTGATTGATTCCTTTCTTGTATGGCATTACTCAATTTCCTCAATCTTTTCTTCTTCCATAGGAGCATCAAGTTCAATCACTTTTTCTTGCTCCTTTGTCGTCCCGTTCAACCGGCTCCCATACTTGCTGATGTTCTCCACGGTTTTGGTGCCAAGATATCCAAGCACAGAACCAACAATTACATCAGCAACAGTAGATGACAGCGTTTCCGCAATCGTAATCTTATCAAACCATGCCAGAACATACGAACACCACATCATCAGCATCCCATTTGCCAGTACCACGATCATGACAATTTTAGAAAACGAAATATCTCTCGCCGCCGCCCGTCTCCTCTTCCGGATCAGCTTCAGCGCCCGTTTTGTAACTTTTTCTCTCTCATCCATGTCAATACCTCAAATCACCACAATCGTATTAACCTGCCTGGATCCCGCAGTAGTCTTCACAGTCTTGCCGTTCTTCCAGTAATAGCTGCCGCCGCCGTCAATACAGATGATATCATCGAACTGCTCGTCCCGAACCTTCTTCCAGAATTCCATCCCGTAAATGTAATTCTTTGTGGTCGTCCGCCCGGTGATCAGCCAGATCTCTCCGTCCCGTACCCCAAGCCAACTCCGATATGTAGCATACATGCAGGAAGTGTCCCAACCCTGAGACTGAACATAATTATAGTAGTCTACATCATCCCCGTTCCTTACTGTAGGTACCCCGGAGATCGCATATTTCGCATCTGCCGGAACCTTGTTTACATCCGCAATGTACGGATCTCCGGACTTGGGCACGATCAGCGTAGAAACCATTTTTCCATGAAATTGATTGCTGTGATTCTCATCGCAATCATATCTGAATTTCCCGCCGGATACATATTGACCGATATACTCCCGCGAAGCAAACGGAATTGTCTTCATATCGCATACCAGATTGCCAACCGGCAGCGTGAAATAAACACCTTCTTTTGTTCTGTAGGTAGCAAAAAAGCCGCCATTTACATAGCGGCTGTAATTACCGGTTCTCTTGCTTGCATCATGGTATTTTACGGCGAAATTAGAAGCGCGAACAAAAGTCAGCCCATTCCGTTCATAGCTGTCCGGGTATTTCTTCGTAACTTCCTTCTGTGTAGAATAGGATCCAACAGCATTTTCGATTCCCAAATATGTCGCTGCGTTTAACTTTGTGCCAGCCTTGTTCCGCACTTCAAAATGCAAATGCCTGCCGGTTACATTACCGGTAGATCCTTCAATACCGATAGGATCCCCGGCTTTTACCTTTTTACCGGCATATACCAGAATGGAATCCAGATGACAATAATATTCCTTCGTGCCGTCAGCCGTCTCTATTCTGACATAATTGCCCCATTCCCATGTGCGGCCACCGGCAGATGCAAGAACCCGTCCAGCCCAAGCCACTTTCCCGTCGCTGACCGCACAAACAGTTTTGTCACTTCCTACGAAGTCGATACCCGGATGCCATTCTGTAGAACCCCCTCCGAACGGATCTTTCCGCCATCCGTAAGGGGATGAAATCCGAACAGTGCTTCCATTTTTATATGGATATCTCATCCAATCACTCCTTAATAAATCATCGTTCCTCACCGCAATATTCGCATACATCATCAACCCAGCGGTGTTGTTTGCTTATAACGCCGCCAAGCTGATCCCGTCTGCACTCAATGCAGTAATGCCTTACGACATGATTCCTTTTAGTCCATGGCTCATATTTTACATAATATGGCTGTTCTTCACCGCAAAACATACAATATTTTGGCGGATGGACGTAATAGATCTTTCCGCCAGATTCATAAATTATATCCTCGGTTTCATCCGGCTGAGATATAACAACATGTCTGGCGGAAATTCCTACTACGAAAACAACCAGTATGCAAATTGTCACCAATATCATACAAAGTCGTTTCATATGTACTCCAAAATAAAAAAGCCTTCAAACGGCTAAAATCTTAATTATTCAACCACTTCAGTCCACAGAGCTTCAGTGCCAACTACGCCGGGTTCCCAAGTATTATTATCAACCTGAGATTCCCAAACCTTGTCATTGTGTGTTACCTTGTCGCCCTTCATATAAGGATTGGTGCTGTCCGGCTGTTCCCAAGGATAAATCTGTTCTTCATCAGGAATCAACACTTCCGCAAACAGGGAAGGAGAAACATCGGGCGTCCAGGTTTCCTGAGATACATGTTCTGTCAGCACTCTGTACAGAATATCATTATATCTGACCTTATCTCCAACTTTGTATTCCATTCCGACTTCCCATTCTGCAAACAGGGTCGTCCCTTCAATAGCAATGGCATCATCCAGCGGAGCGGAATTCATAGCCATTTCAATAATCTTTCTCAGTCTCAACGCTTTTTCTCTGCTGATTTTCATTCTACTTCACCTCCAAGAAGGATATTCAGGGTTTCCTGAAGTTCATCTCTTTCCTGTTCTGCTGCATCTCTCTGCTGTTCAGCTTCGTCTCTTTCCTGTTCTGCTGTTTTCACCTGCGCAATGGTAACGGAAACCTTGTTCAGAGTGTTATAACCTTCGTGAGTACCAAGAACTTCGCCAAGGTCATTCAGGATTTCGAAGCTTCCGCTCATCAAAGACTGGATTTCTTCGGTTGATACACCAGCTTCAAATTCAAATCTCAGTGCCGGAAAAGTGCGCTTGTTTTCCGTCATAATATCGTCATAAACAGCGATAACATGAATATCTCTGTCGCTCGTTCTAATAATCATAATTTCAATTTCTCCTTTGCTTTATGTAATTACACCGCTGACCACAGGATGCAGTTCACCATTCATTGTCGTGATAACGCCATTGGAAATAACTGCTACATCCGATGCCTGTGTGATAACGCCACTTACAATCACATTCACGTTACAAGACTGCTGAACGGTATATGTGCTGCTTTGTTTTGTTGCCGTGGCTGTGCCATCAGTAAACGTAACAATATAGTAAACAGAACCGCCAGCAAGATTGCTCGGAATGGTGTCCGTGTATGTCTTTACGTTGCTTGTCGTTAAAGTGGTAGATGAATAACTGCTTGCTCCGGCTGCCTTATAGTATCGCACCAGTTTCGTGGTATTTACAGTATCACCATCAGCATCTGAGAACGACCACGTAATAGTAGCCGTCTTTCCGTTATATAATGTAGATGGTGAGACGGATATGGAAGCAGTTGGAGCGTTGTTATATTTTTGAACTGTAACCGTGCTGCTTGTTGCCGATGCGGTCAATCCATACGCATCCTTGGCTGTAATCTTATAATATACAGATCCGCCAACAATATCAGGAATTGTATCAGTATAAGATTTTGAGGTTGTATTATACGTTAAAATGTTATATGAATACTGCGTTGCACCTGATGCTTTGTAATATCTATAGAGATTTTGATATGATACACTGTCACCTTCCGGGTCGCTTGATGTCCATGAAATTTTAGCAGTTTTCCCAGCATATAATGTTGGTAACGAACTAAAGCTAACTGAGGGAGCTGTGTTTGGCGGCGTCCATGATACCGTATAAGGAGCATACGGGCCATCCTGATATGAATAAGGATAAAAACAACCTACACTATTATCACCATAGGTGCTATCGATAAAATTAAATGTTATTTCACTTACGGATCGCTTATAAGTAAAAGTAGTCGAACGAGTCCAAGAATCAAGCTTTTTTGTTGTCCCATTATACGTTACCTCTAAGTACATACCGGATTTCCAAGTGCCAGCACCCGCGGTAAAACTATAACTAAAATAGCCAGAATCATAAAAACTATAATTGATTTGTCCAAACCCAGCGATCATAGTTGAATGCTTTAGGTATAGTGTTCCCGACGCTACTGTTGTTGCCATATTTTAAGTCATCTCCTTTCTCTCAAATTTTACGACCATCACGACGTATAAATCAGGATAGTCCCGTTATTCGCCGTACTTGCGAGAGAAGCCAAAGCAGAAGAAGACCCAAACGCAACATTACGCACACAGGCAGTAGTCCCGGTATTATTGGCCGCAGCAGTTACCTGACCAGTAAATGTCCCACCAGCTTTCGGCATAGCAGCTTCAGCGGTAGTCTGCGCATTAGAAGCAGCAGTTTCTGCGCTTACCCCCTTATCATAAGCAGCCTTAACCGCACTTTCCGTAGCTGCCAGAGCAGTGCTTGTCCCGGAAGTAGATGTACTCAGCTTCGTCACACCATACGCACTCGTGCTTGCCGCAGGAATGTCAGCAACACCAGAAGTTGCTACAGACGTTCCATTAGCACTCACCCCGGTAATAGTACCAGTGTTAGAAGTAAACCCGCTATCATTCGTCAGATCAGAAACCTTGGTGGGAATAGCGTCCCGGATATCAGAGTGCGCTGTAGCAGAACTGTTATGCGCAGAAACAGCCGAAGACGCAGTCCCACTTGCATCAGCACCAACGTCAGAAGCGCCAAGAGATACAGTACCAGTCTTACCGTTAACAGACTGAACCGGAACTTCAATCGCATCAATCAGTGCTTTCAGCGCAACACCCTGCGCCGCAGACAAAGGCTTGTTCGCCACATTGGTCGTCAGATTGTCAATAATATCAGAAACATTAACCTTGTTGGTGGTTATACCTTCAATCAGCGTTCGGTTGGACTTGATATAAGCAACAACTTCCGCCATCTGGTCAAGAGTCGTATCATCGGAGTTCGCCAGAGCGTTCAACCGGTCAGTTAGTCCGGTAATCAGATTGCGGATATCATTATGCGCATTTGTGGCCGTATTGTGTGTGCTGATTTTGGTATCCGCCGCAGATCCCGCAGAAGTAACAGCACCGGAAGCCTGTGTCTCCGCATACGTTTTTGCTTCGGCAAGTTTGGAAGCGGCGTCATCCGTGGTTTCGAATCCGGAAACCATTCCATCCACTTCCGCTTCGGTATAATACAAGTCATCGTGATTGTGAACGGCATTCGCTTTCCCGCCGGTCAAAGCGACGACATGCTGCCACATCCTTTCGAATGCAGCAAAAATGGAAGGATTTGTCATCTCGTTTCCTCCTTTTTAATTGGATTTTTTCTTTAATATTTCTTTGTTAATCGAAATGGTAGAATCAACCTTGTACCAAAGTCCATCAAGGTAAACTTCGTTCCAAGCATGATAAACATTCCGATAATAACCCTTTACTATACGACAAGGAATTCCTTGACTTCTACACATAGCTGCAAATAGTGTAGCGAAATCATAGCAGATTCCTTTATGACTACTGAGTATTTCAGTAGCTTTCGGAGAATATAGTTTAATCTTGCCACTACTTATATCTGCAGCAATTTCATAATCATATGAAATATTGTCGTGGACATATTCGTATATCGCTATAATTTTAGATACCTGATCAGATAGCTTGTCGCATATTTCAGCAGCTTTCTTGCTGACGGCATCATCCTCGGAAAACGCCACTTCCTTCGTGCTTACGAGATAAGGAGACAGCGGATCATCAAGAATTACATTCACGCTTGCCACAGCAACACGTTTGTACTTCGTTCCGGATACATTCTTGTATAACCCAATCGTGTAGATGCCATCCCCTTTTACAAAAGCATAGGAAGACTCTTCTCCGGCAGTGTAATCATAATAGGTTGTTGTCTTGCCATAGGTTACCTCAACCTTCATTTTGACAGGATTTTGTTCTGAGTAGTTAACTGTGAAATAACCATCGGATGAATGGGAAATGTCAATGGAGGTATCAACGGCTGCGAAAATAAAAGAAGGAGCATATATGCAAAGCATGATAATACATAAGAAAACACCCAGTATTCGTGTGTGCCACTGCATGACAATTGCCTTCTTATCAGCTTATTTTAATAATGATATGGTCAGTATCTGATAACATTGCTGCATTATATGCACACATAGAATGGTCTGACCCTCCAGCGGATACATATGGTGTTTCGCCATTGGTTTCAAGTATACTTGGATAGACTGTTTCAGATGCTCCCCATCCACTATCGACCTCGACCTCATCTGTCCATAATTCAAACCAAGTATTTGGAATAAAACTGAATGAACCAGACAAACCAGACACCGTCTTGCGACAAAGCATATTGTTTTCATCGATGGTCAAATATGAAATATTAATAGGGTATATTGTTGTATTACCAGAGTAGCCTTTTTCTGTTTCAAACGTAACAGTAAATAATTCTGGCGCAACAATACTCCCAGAACCACCATCCTCAATCCCGTTAATCTCGCTTGCAATTTCCCCAAGCGACATCTTTTCCGTTTTGCCAGTCTTCTCTCTGACAGCGTCAGCAATATTATCAATCTCTTCTTTGTCAGCAATAATTTTTATGTTATCACTCATTAAAAACACCTCGTTCCTTTATTAAACATTTTCGGTCACAGAAAGAGTACCGGAGTCGTCAACGGTGATCTTAAAGGTTTTGGCGCTTCCTTCTGTAGAAGACCGTAATATAATTGCGGTTGCTTCAACACTTCCTGCAAACCATCCATTGCCATCCCAGTCAAGAGTATAAGCATTGCTTCTATTTGATGGGTCAACACCATTACCAGCAATATGAATATATTTATCTTCGGTATCTTCTATATTTGCTAAACCTTCTACATGTTGCGCTTTACCAGATGCTATGGTATATGTGCCTTCTGTGTGTGCACATCTTCCATTCGCGGTTGTACCGATACCTTCTGCGTGAGAGGCAACACCATTTGTATGACATCCACCGCCTTCCGTATGAGAAGCATAGCCAGCAGCGGTACTATATCTAGTAGTTCCATCAGGCATGGTGGTATAAGAACCTTCAGCATGAGAAGCATAGGACGATACAATTGTCATTTCGCCCTCTGCGTGTGACCAATATCCTGTAGCTTTGGTTTGATAACCTTCTACGTGAGTGCCATCTTGTAGAGCTTGAGAAAAAGCTCCTTCTGCATGAGATGCACGACCTTTTGCTACAGTATTACTGCCCTCAGCAATAGACCAATCGCCTATGGCAATATTGGTATCATAATCGCCAAAAATTTCAGCAGTATTTGAAGCGGTATAATCAGTATCATCAAGTGTTATTGTTTCCCCGCCCAAACTCTTACCAATAAATTTAAGATTTGTACGAACTTGCGTTAATTCTTCATCTGTTAGTGTTTGTTCAGTTTTTAGAAGAGCTTCATCACTACTAACAAATCCACTATTATTTTCTAACTGACTCGTTTTTGTAGGTAATGTTTTATACGTGCCATCATTACTCAAAACTTTTGTACCATCACCATTAATTGTAATAGAACTCAAACGTCTATCTTCAGCATAATTAGTTGTAAGCAATTCTATGGTAATGTTTTTACTTGCCGCCAGATCAAAATCGGCCTGGCTTAATAAGTGGTATGTGTAAGGCGAAACAGATATTGTTATCGCATTTGTATTTGCAGCAGAGGAAATAATGAAATAAATAGAATCATAGTTTAATGGAGACCATGATACATTTAGATTGACTTTAAGATTCTTGATGTATAAGTTTCTTAAAGAATAGCACATTCTAAAAGCGTCTCTCCAGCTTCCAGACTTCGCCCCGAAGTTGGTAACATTAAGGGCATCAAATGTACCAGCATTTTCAATAGCCGTCGCCTCACACATTAAACCCCTACAGTCTTTGGGTAAAATGATGTTAAAATCAGGATCATCATGTCCAAAAATACCGATTGTTCTTGCGCCATAATAACTAAATACCTGTGTTGCCCATGTCGCTTTTGCGAAGCTATCTCTATATGCTTGGTTTCCCCAGTTAGGGTCGCTATTTGCGCCGAAAGCCAAATAAAAGGCTTTAAATGTGTTGTCTGGAATGGTTGAATAGCATAAAGGCAATTGTGATGTGTAATACAATGTATAGTTTGTTCTTCTGGCAACTTCACTTATATAAGGATTGTCACTCCAGAAAATGCAGTTTGCGTATTGCGCGAATTGCACTTGATATGCACCTTGATTGCCTTGGCTCCATTTGGAATACATATCCTCTGCGTTCATATCAAACAAGATATTTGAAAACTGCTTAACGCCTTCCAACCAGGAATAATAAGTTCCAAGAGTACCTGGGAAACCGTTTAACGCCAAAATGGAATTATCTGATGTAGGAATAATCTCAAACGTATCGGTCTCCAAAAATTTAACTTCTACGTTTGAATTTGCTGGATATGTTGTAGAAACACCATTAAGAACGACAGTCACATCTTCAATACAATAAAATCTTAATGCCCTATCTGAACTTAATTTCTTATAAAACTCTTCAACATAATCTTTGGTTGCGATTGTGTCTGGAATAAACTTTTCATCAAGAGGATGATACGTTTCTCCATCATCTTCAATCCAATGTGTTCTGTTTTTTACATAATCTACTGCCGTTTCATCATTCTGATTTAAGTCTGCCTGAATCTGCGGCCCGCTGTTGGATAAGGATTTAATTTTTGCCGGGATTTCTCCGATAGACATCAAATCCTCTTCGCCGGTTTGTTCACGAACTGCGTCTGCGATATTGGTTATGTCGGATTTGTTGGCAATGATCAGTTCTTCATTCATAGCATCACCTTACCCGATCTTAAAACATAACGTCACTCGCAGGCTGAATTTCGCTTCCACAAATAGTATCAATATCCTCAACGGTGATAAATTCAAATGTATTGATTTCCTCTTTGGAATAAGCGCCAACATCGGATGCGGTAAGGGTAATGTTTTCATTCAATGGTTTTTCATTAATTGTTCTATCTGTAGATACTTTTTCATTCAGGGCAGACTGAATCTCACTAACTTCATCTTTTGTAGAAAATAAGGCTTTAATTTTAGCAATAAGAGCATCGAGCGCAGTCTGACCTACATATTTTCTTTCATTTTCGCCCATAAAAAACCTCCTGTAATTTCCGGGGATACAAACTCCCCGACATCATTTGTCATACCCAATAACATCGGGCAGCTTATATAAACAAGGGGGAGGAGGAAGACCTCCTGCCCCCATGGATTTATATAGAATTACGCAAACATAGCTTCGATTTCTACGCCGGAGATTTCAGTCCAAGTTACGGATTCCAGAGTAGCAACCTTGCTTTCCAGGGTAGGAATTCTGCCGCCTTCAGCAACCAGAGCATCAACATCAGCCTGTGCATCATCGCCAGCCTTCTTTGCAGCAGCGATAGCATTGGCAGTTGCGCCGCCTTCAGCCAGAGAAGCTTCCAGAGCATCAATGTCGTCTTCGGCAGTATCAACACGGCCAGTCAGAGCAGTGATGTTCTGAGTATTGGTACCAACAGTTGCTTCAACCTTATCGATTTCACCGTCAGTGTAAGCGTTGGCATCAGTCAGAGCCTGACCAGCCTTGGTGGTAGCATCACCGGCAGCGGTGTTGATAGCTTCCTGCTTTGCAGCGGCAATACGAGCGTCAACATTGTTTTCGCCATCGCCCAGCAGACCTTCAACAACATCCAGTCTGTCAGACAGAGCGCCTTCGGCAAGTTCGGCACGACTCTTTTCAGCAGCTACAGCTTCCTGAATGTAACCAACGATAGTAGTAGCGGTAACGCCTTCAGGCAGAGTGCCAACCAGAGCTTCCAGATCTTCGATAGCCTTATTCATGGCAGAAGCATCGTCGGGATGAGACTGAATCCATGCAACAATTTCAGTGAGAGTATCCAAAGATTCCTTTGCGCCTTCAGCAATCAGCTGCTTTGCCAGTTCTTCGTTAGCGATGGTGCGAACAGACTTGTCAGCATCGTCACCAACCAGAGTGGTAACAGTGTCTTCCAGTGCATCGGCACGACCTTCCAGAGTATCAATGTCGCCTGCATTGGTCTGGATCAGACCACGAATTTCGGTGTCGTCATATGCATTGGTGATCAGGTTCTGCACCTTTTCTTCCAGTACAGGGATACGACCCTTGGAGCCTTCGGTTTCATCAACCAGTGCATCATAGTCAGCTTGTGCATTATCAGCGGCAGTCTGAGCATTGTCAGCTGCGGCCTGAGCAGCGGCAGCGGCGTCAGCGGCAGCCTGAATAGCAGCATCCTTACCATCTGCATGATCCTTTGCCTGCTTCAGAATACCAGTCTTTTCATCGTTGATTTCAGCGATAGCTTCAGTGTTGGTCTTAACCTGACCGTCAGCCAGTTCATTTACCTTGGTCTGAGCAGTACCAGCAGGATCATAATTGGAAGCCAGACCATCTGCATGATCCTTTGCAGCCTGTTCGGCGGCAGAAGCTTCAGAATCGATCAGCGCCTTAATTCTCGCATCATAGTCCTTCAGACCATCAAGAGACAAATACTTTTTGATTTCGTTAGCCATAATAAAAATCCTCCATAAATTTTTTTATATCAAAAGCGCTGTGCCTTATGCAAACAGCGCTTCGATATCCGTTTCTTCAATTTCGTTTGTTTTGTCGGAAACTACGTGATAAGTTTCTGCAGTTTCATCCCATACAGAAATACGATCATTGGTAGTATCCACATATAAAGTCTGTCGAGCGCCAAGTTCAGGCAGTTCCGTGCCGATAAATACAATTTCATCGGGCGGAGTTGTAATCTGCACCCAACCGGTGTCACGATATGTCCAGAGTACGGCAGTGTCAATTACAAAATAATATCTGCCGGTAATAGGAGCCAGTATAGATGTTCTCGCAAGCTCCGTATCCAGCTCCTCAATCTGATTGTAAAATACACGTTTACCGTTATAATCAAGCGCGATCTGGTGTTTATCCTGAACAAAAATCAGCTGCCCGTCTGTAATAGCAAGATCGGGCAGCCGACTACCTTTCGTGGCACATACCGACAAGACGGGATAATTTTTTTCATCTGCCATGTAAGTACCTCCGTATTTTAATGGCTATAATTGGTTTAGAACTCAACAACAGTCATCGCATTGATAATCTGTTCATCGGTGTAAGTATTGGAAATTTCAATAGCTTCCTGCTTTGCAGTAGCAATTGCCTGTGCGGATGCAGTCCCGCCGGAACCAACTGCTGTGTCGATGTAAGACTGGATAGTAGTGTCAGCAGGAATAGAACCAACCCTTTCTTCCAGAGCTTCGCTTGCCGCAGCCGCAGCTTCTTCCAGAGTTTCTGTCTTGGCAGTAGCAATCTTAGTGTCCACTTCTGTAGCAGAAATCTTGGTATTCAGATTTTCGGTAATAGTCTGCAGCTTACCATCGATTTCGGTGGAAGTGTACGCATCGGTAATGCCGTAGCCAGCCAGAGTGGTGGCCTTGTCAGCCTTGCCATTCAGAGCTTCGGTAACAGCTTCGTCATGAGCATCAACAAGAGCCTGTGCAGCAGAAGCGGCTTCAGCAAGCAGTTCAGCCTGAGTCTTGTCATAAGTATCGAGCTTATCCTTGTTTGCATGTTCATGAGCCTTTGCAATAGCATCTTCCAGAGAAGCAATCTGAATGCCGGAACCCTTGATTACCTTGCCGGTAACAGAGTCAAAGACAACGATTTCACCGATGGTGGAAGTTTCAGATTTGGAAGAAACAGCACCATCAATGTTTGCCTGAATAACCAAGAAGTCAGAATCAGAAGCAGAATCTGCATTGTAATCCTTAACTACCAGGATCAGGTCGCCAGCTTCACATACAACGCCTGCATAAGTACCAGCTTCGGCAACACGGTAAGATGCACCGGCCTTGTAGTCAGCAGAGGGCAGGGGATTGCCGGAGTCAACGATACCTGGAATACTGGTTTCTTCCAGCTGTGCGAACAGACCTTCCACATAAGACTTCAGGGCAACTTCATCTTCACCAACCTTCACAACACCGGAGAACACAGGGTTAGCCAGAGGTGCATAGTCAGCCAGAGAAGCTTCCAGTTCGTCTACCTTGTCAGAAACCGCAGTAACGTCGGCACTCACATCCCAGAATACTTCTTTCCATGCAGTGCCAGTCCAGATAGAACCAGTGGTACCGCAAATGTACAGAATCCCCTGTTCCTGATCAGCTTCCGGCAGAGCATCCACCACCATTACATACTGTTTCAGATCAGACTGCTTAATAGCACCGACTTCTTCCAGTACATAACCGGCCTCAGAAGGCTGCAGAATATATTCATGATATTTGCCATCAGCGGCAAGAGCCTTTACAGTCTGACCAGCATACGCAGTCGCAGTAGCGGCATACGCTTCAGCAGCGGCAATAGACTCGTGGATTTCAGAAGCGTCAAGCGGCAGTGCCTGACCTCTTGACATCGCTTTTACCCATACAAGCAGGTTTTTACTTTCAATAGCCATAGTTTCTTAAACCTCCATTTCCTTAGATAGTAACCTTAAAGGTCATACCGGCAGCAGCAGGAACAGCCATACGATATGTATAAACCTTGTAAGACTTCATGCCATTTTCGTCACCACGAGCGTCAGCAACGTCAATGGTGTGCTTGGTAAAGCTGGATGCCATACCCTTATCGTTTGCTTCTACATATTCAACCTGATTTACATCACGCAGATCTGCAGGATAAGCAAAGATAATATACTGCTGACCAACATCTACACTGATAGTCCAGCTATATCCCTGAGTGGGAGCCAGCTTAGTATTGGACAAGCCACGAACGGTTGCGGAGTTGATTGCAGGCAGATCACCAACACCGGTACCATAGAACAGATTTCTCTTACCGGTAATGCTGTAGTTGGAAGAAGCAACGCTGCCAGCATCGAACCAGTTTTCCTTGGATTCCTGACCAAGGTTGTTGGTCTTCACAGGAGCTGCATTATAAGAAGCAGAAGCAGAGAAGGTGATGGTTTCGTCACCGATCACAATGTCTTCACCATCATAAACCTGCGGGGAAGAAGTGCCTTCAACAACAGCTTCGCCGCCCTTGCTGATAGAAATAGCAGTCAGATCGCCAGCATCATTCTTGGTGAATGTTGCCTTCAGTTTGGGGGTGATGGTAGTACCAGCTTCTACGTTACCGGAAGCCTGACCGCCGTTGTTACTCAGAGACAGAGTGGGCTTGGTGTAAGACGCGGGAACGGCTTTCTGTACCAGCATCTTTACGATATCTTCAATAGAAGTACCGGCAGGAATAGTTTCACCATTGCCAATACCCAGACCGGTTACGCCATTAACCACAACATCTTCCTGGGTGCGGGAGGTTGCCATAACGGTATTGCCGTTCTTGTCGATCCATGCCATTTCGCCATTGTCCAGATGCAGTACGTCAAACGCATCAATTGCACCGGAAGTCTTGGCGGTTTCAATATTCGCCTTGGAACCAAACGCATGTTTGGTGGTTTTTACTTCAGCCATTTTTTAGTCCTCCTTAAATTAAAATTCAACAACTTCAGAAGCAACAGCTTCATTTACGGCGTTGGTTACCATAACCTGTACTTCAGAAGCGTCAACCTTGTTTGTGATCTGCGTTTCCAGATTAGATACCTGAGTTTCCAGAATAGTCAGATCAGCAGACTTTGCAATAGATACACACTTTGTGCCATCCCATACATAAGCCTCATGGTTATACAGATAGATTACATTTTCGTCACCGTTTTCAGTGGGCAGTTCATCTACCTTAATAACCTGCTCCTTGCCTTCAGAGATTACTACATTCCCGTTTTTGTCAATCCAGCCGATCTTCGGGGATGTGTCCCCATCCAGAAACAGGATGTCATAAGCATCCAGCAAACCATTACTGATGGCCTGCGCCAATCCACTGGACTGACCAAAACCATGTTTGGATTTCAGAATTTCAGACATTATTTTGTCCTCCTTTATAAAAGATATATGTTAAAAAAGCTGCCGAAGCAGTTCCTTCAACCAACAAAACGTGCCTTCAGGTTTTCTGCATCTACCGAAGCAATATCTCCGGAAGCAATAAGCCGGATAAACGGATCTTCCAATACGGAAGCATCCGACATAAGCGCCAACACAAATGCATCAATGATATCTTCCGGCGTAGAACAATGCAGCGCACGAAGCGAACGGTATTCACGTTCATCAATGGGAACCGCCGTTACCGTATCAAATCCATCAACAGGAACAGGTGCAAGAGATATTTCATGCCACACCGTTTCTCCGTCAGAGGATTGTATCGCCTGCGCTTCGTCCATACTGCAATAGATCATGCGGCAGAACTTATCCTGCCATCTCATAAATGACAAACCGTCAGATACATCGATCACATTGCCATCTTTAATTATTTTATAAAACATAAACCCTCCATAAGGAAAACCGGGTACCGCAAGATACCCGGTTTATACATCAAATAGAGAACTGAATCAACATATAATTGCGAACAGATGATGCCGCATAACTATAACTTGTCGAAAGTACAGCACCGGTTTCACTGAACCCCCATACGTAATCCAAAGAACCAGAACCGTAAATCTTCGGAGATCTTGTCCACCAGCGTCTGTAGGATCCTGTAGTATCCATCTTCATACGGGACTTGTCGTCTACCATGTACGGAATTGTGGATCCTTCATTTACATATGGTTCAGTAGAAGTCTTATATACCTCCACATAAGCAGGGGCATATACATAGCAAGCAGAACTTGTAATTTCAGACTTGTTGTCACCAACCGTTGATGGTACAAGCACAGATTTCAAAATACTGCGTATCTGCATAGGAATTGCTTTGTATACCCGGCTATTCATTACTTCTCTTAACTTGCTGTTTGCAAACCCACCAGTTGTGCCTGTATCGCTCCATGGAGTATCTACGGAAAGCACATTGGATGCAAGCAGAGACATAGAGCAGGTCTGCGTCATGTCATTAGCAAGAGTATAACTGCGGAACGACCCGATCTCCATTCTGACATCTTCATGTACCCATGCTGCAAGCTCTCTGCATGCCGCATCTCCAAGATCAGCATACCATAACTTCGCCCAATACACATCACCAATAGCATAATTCTGGAATACACCATCAGCCGCTTTTGCTGCGCCGAATACAAGCGTGTTTGCAAATGTTCCCATTGCAGACACAGCGGACAATTCGATGAGGCTGATTTCTCCGGTCACATTGGAATTGTATACCTTCAGAATATCAGAACCGGCAGTATGTCTAAGAATCAGGATTTCTCTGCGTTCAGCAGGAGAAAGGGAAGTATTCGTATTCTGATTCCATGTGATTCTCGGATTTTCATTGTAGAACAAACGAACGCCCTGCAATGCAATCGGCTGCAGACACTGCATAAGTACGCCGCCAGTAGAGCAGTTTGAAGAAAACATATAATCTACTGCCAGTACGAAATCCCTATCTTTGTCAAAGATGGAAACACCAGTGTCATAAGCATTGGATCCATCGAAGTGCATTGGTGTATCAATCAGCACTGTCTGTTCAATATCATCATAATCGATATCATTACCCAGAGAAACAAGTGTAGATGATCCTACTTCAATATGCCCTTCAGAAGGCAAAGACAATGTTCCTTGCTTATACAATTTAGTCAGAGCATAGATCTGAACCGGCGTCATATCCTCAAAGTCAATATTTGCCAGATTGCCGTCATATTCGTATTTATCAAATACAGCTGTAATCGTTTTATCGCCATCTACATATCCGGACTTGTCCCAACGATTGAACAGATAGTACGCATATGCAGATTCCTGTGCCGTGTAAACCGGAATTTCTCCCTCATACAACACACTGGATCCATAAGTTGCAGTTCTTTCCTGAAGCACTGTATTCATGGAAACATAACGAACAGCATATTCACGCAGAGCAGAAGTATATGTTGCAGTGAATGTCTTGTCTGCGAAAACCTGCGTTGTGGCAGGATCCACATCCCAGGAATCAAATGTATAGGCATGACTTACAGACGGTTCTTTTTCAGGAATAATACCGGGATCCCCAGGGATTTCACCCTTCACAACATATTGAGTCTTTAACACAGTGCCATCATCATTCACGAAGGTAACAACGTACTGTTCAACAAGTGTATCGCATGAGATTACCAGATCAGGCCAAGCGTCCTGATAGTCATTTGCCTCCTGCTGGTAAAGAACAGGCACAAACGCAGTACCAATCAGCACAGACATATCCGTTTCATGTCCGGAAGAATCTATACCGTCAATCGTCAGCAGTCTGTTAAAAACAGAAGAATCTTCAATCCGATAAGAAGAATTCCAATCCATGCCAACCAGACGTACCAATCTCAGGAGCGGAGCGGACTGGACAATTTCATACGTATTGATAGCAGGAACATTTTCGACAACGAGTGTCTGCATGTTTTCATAGTCATCTACAATAAATTCACGCACAAAATTCATATTCTTCATTGACAGGGAAGCAATCTTCGGCAGATGGGCAACTTCCAATAGGCCGCCGTTTGCAAAAAGAACACCGGAAGCATTCGTGCCTTCTGCATACAGCTCCTTCAGATTGCTGCAACTGCTTACATCAATTTCTGTATTGATACCAGAAACATTACGAAGATCCAGATACTCCAGAAGCGGGTTGTTTTCAACCAATACTTCCTTCATAAATGTATTTTCATATCCATCAACTGTGCTGCCAATAACGAGCTTTTGTAGTCTCGTAGCCGCAGAGAAGCTGTTATCACCAATATAGCATCTGGACAGGTCGCCAACTTCCTGAATATAGCTTGCTGCATACACATAGATGAAGTCCATTCTATCAGCAGTGCTTTCAAAGTAACAGGTCTGTCCTGCTTTCACCTTCTGATGAATCGGCGTACCTGTACTGCCGTACTGCACACAGACATACATATCAGAATATGGTACAAGCGTAAGTGAATAGTTCGGGGTCAGACTGCTGCCAATAGGCACATTACCACGAATCCAGAAAACGTCTTCCAGCGCCTTGTTCCCGAAGTATTTGGTGGCAAAGTACATATCATTATTGGTTTCAAAAGAACGTCTTGCATACTTTTTGCGACCAAAGAATTTACCGATCAGGAATGTTTTATCGAGCTTCGGAATACTGTTGTCAATGGAAATTCCTTTATATGTACGATAATACTTTCTTTCGTAATCAAGACGCCAGAGTTCTTCTGAGAACTGCGCCTGAGAATCATCCCACTGGTCGATCAGAGATTGAGACAACCAAGCGCCTTTTTCTTCTCTGTCTTTGAACATAGCCTGCATTTCAACAGGGAACAGATCCCGCAGTCTGCAGAAGAATACACTGTCTGCCGCCCGGAATACATAGTCAGAAGAAGGATCGCCGTCTACATAGTAATCCGTGTCTTCCTTACCGTAAGGGAATACAAAATCCCCGGTGTTGTCAATACCGAGACAAGTATCGGCATCATAGAAGAATGTCAGGTCGTATCTGTAACCATTCCGGATAGCAGCCGCTTCATCATCAATGATGTAATAGCTTGCCTCTTCTTCCCCAAGAACCTCTGCTTCTGCATGGGAAATGTATACCTTCCCGTAATGCCAGAATGAGTTCTTGGCCCTGTTGTCTACCATTGTATATCTTTCCGTAAAAAGATAATAATACAGTGCAGAATCCACAACAAAGTAGTCTTTCAGATGTGCATGGAATTCTTCATCGGAAGAGGTAACAATAAACCGATACAGTTCTCTCCATGTATTGATGTTGACTTCCCGCTGTTCTGCAGTAATGTCTTCCATTTCATAACGGAATTCATATGTTTCGCCACCAAAGGATTCAAATTCACCTTCGTCATCATAAACATATTCTGTGGAATGCAAAACATCATATGCACCGTTTCCAGCTGTCCATTCGCTTTCAGAACAAATAGCATGACCTGCTTTGCCGGTAGGGAATGATGCAAGCGGCTTGTCTACGTCTGCAATTTCAATGACATGTTCCAGAGGATCATTTGCATTGTTTACACGGGTGTAGTCGGTCTTTTTGGAATCCCCTACGTTACCCAGAGCATAGAAGTGCCAGTTGTTGTCTGTAAATTCTCTGTGCGGAACAGAAGAGTCCGTACTGGTTTCCCGGATAAATACGACACAGTTATAAAATTCCATCGTATCCTTAACCCGGCTATCTTTCCTTCGTGCATAACGCAGGAACGGCTGATACTGATTGAACCGCCGTGCCATTTCAGCGTTGTTTGCATTTTCAGAAGATGCAATATTTCAATTTTGTTATCGCAAAAGCTTTTTATCTTCTGCTTCTAATACTTAACCACATTTATTATGTAAATATGTGGTTGATTTGTATTAGTTCAGCATATCTTTTCAACTCAAAAAAATGAGTTGGCGCAGACTCGTGGATTCATTATATTCTCTCCTGCGGAGAGGTTCAGAATCTATGCGTTGCGTGTGACTATAGTTTTACATATAGCCTTCCACTCTGATCGGCATTCCAGCCTTCCAGATTTCTTCTGCGCTACGCTATATATGTCACCATATATAGGGGCAAATATTTTACCTTTACATTGAGATAATTGGTCGGAATAGATGTATCTGTCAATGTGATCTTGTCAGATTCAACAGTATCTCCATTCTCGTCTTTCCATGTAAACAGGGAAGAACTTCTATCCATACACAGGTCAATGTTTCTGCCAGCATCACCATAAAGGTTACTGGAAGTCCCCTGTCCTCTGTGTCTCATGCCGGTACAATCCCAGTTATCCTGCGGTCTCTTTCCATTTGGATATCTGAAATATACCGTACATCCATCAATCTTATTATCTTTATCGTTCGTAAACTGAGGCACTTCGAGGAAGATATACCGCAGTTCCGGATTGGTCTTCATTACGGCTTCCGCAGAAAAACCGCCATTTGCAGAAGTAGATACCAATGCATTGTTGTCATTATAAATCTGATTTCTGGTATACCGTGCGATCATCTCATCCGCACTCGGTGCATCTGCAATAAAATTGTTTTTGATATCTGTATCTGTTAAAGATGTAGAGTATGCCTTTATTCTATAAATGAGAACATCACAGTCATCACTGCCAATGGTTATAGGCTGCGGAACAGACTGCTTAAAGGAGGCAGTGCTTGTATATTCATAAGGAGTGCTGGGCGTACCATCTTCATACGACATGACAATCATCATATCAGTATCTTTGTTGATGTTAAACTCATACTCAATAATTGCATCTTCGCAGTAATTGGATTTCAGTGTGCCACCAGTGTTGTGAACAGAAGCATGTTCTACCTTCATGTCCAGACCAATACCGTCATTCATGCAGGTCAGGAAGGATGTATCCCGCTTGCGGATATTTCTTGTGCGGAATATTGCCTTAAATTCCTTACCATTTTTCTTGGGGTCATCTGCAAACAAATTATAGTTGATGACTGCCCGTGTTCCTGCTTTCACGCAAAAATACTGATTCCCGTTCTCATCAAGCTGATAACCACCATTTACCCAGTCAAAGTTGTCAGTGACGGTCATGGTTACATCACCGTCAGACCAGATGCGTCCGTCTGTATCTCCATTGGAATACCCAACAGGGTTAAAATCAAATGCAAGCCCTGCGGTAACAGGAATAACATCGATTTCCAGTTTTTCTACAACAACACGGAGCGTTTTTACTGTCTCTCCACAAGTGATAGTCAGCGTATGTTCACCAATATCAGCGGATTTGAAAGCCCATGTTTGTACAGCAGTTTCCAGTGTAGGTTCTGACACTACTTTTCCATCAACAGCCAGTTTTACTTTGGGCATTTCAGAAGTCGGATCATACACAACATATCGGATTTGTGTCGTGTCATATTGTCTCATTGTGAAATCCTGCATTGTACAGCCAATTACAGGCAAAACGGAAAGAGGATCCACAAATAAGATATCCTTAACAATGTGATTGGACGGTACAATATTATTGGAAATATTAGCGGTTGACCAAACTTCCAGCAAATGAGATCCATGCTTCTGCGCAGGAATTGTATACCCCATCTGAATACCGGATGCGGATGTCGTAACAGGTTCCAACTCTTCTCCGTCAAGCTTAAAATGAATTTCCTTGGAAATAGCACCATAAGGCGTGTACGAAAAAGAAACATCACCGGTATATGTCAGACTGTCATCAAAAGAAGACTTAATGCTGAGATCAATCTTCTGTACCCGCCACGGAAGTGTAATCAGAGTATTGTTGTAATCAACAATAGTAATGAACAAAGTCTGAGAACCATCGTTCAGATAATCTGTAACATCAATTGTATTTTCACCCGCATATACAGTTCCTGTAGCCAGAACATCGTTTTTAATTTTTACCGTATATGTACCTTCCTGAATTGCATTCCCGGATGAATCGACGCCGGAGAAATTAAATGTGAGCAGGGCAGTGTCATTCGCCGTCACTACATACGGATTAGGTGTAATGGGTTCTATCTTCAGGGTTGAACTTGTCCCGCCACCGGAGCCGCCAGTAATAACAACACGTTTCTTTAACGTGCGAACTTCATTTTCCTGACCTTCATTCTCATATTCAAAGAAAGCAAGCTGATTTTCACCAACATCCGGATCGTCAAGATTGTTGTAATCAATGTTATATGTCAGTCTCGGAGATTTGTCTATACCTGCGACTGTTTCATCAAGTTCCAGAAGTTTTGTAGTAGCAGATTCAAGCCCTTCTTTATTGGTGTTTGCCGTTGACTCAATAGAAGCAATCTGACCGGCGATTTCTGTTACCGCAGATTTTTCAGCAAACTTTTCATCAGAAGCGGTTTTGTTGTAGTAATCATTCTGCAGAGTTTCCGGCAAAGCATCTACAGCATCATGGATGCCAGTCAGATCTGCATCCGTCTTTTCTTTGTACGCCGCCAGATCATCGGAAACAGTCTTGTCTCCTGCTGAAATTTTCTGTTCAATGGTAGCTGTATAAGCAGTCGTCCATTCCGCAGTAGGATCTGATGTAATCTTGATTTCCTTCATGACACTTTCGCCATTATAGAAGGTCATAGTAGATCCATCGTAATCTACGTTGAAAGCCGCCAAGCCATCAATAGAATCAATTTCTCCCTGCAGCTCTTCTTTCAGAGCGTTCAGTTGATCGGATACGTCTACACCAGCAATCAGTTCGTCCACTTCCTCAGAGGTGTAATATCCAACCAGAGCCTCTTCCACTTTTGTGTCAACCGCAGACTGAACGGATGCTTCCAGCTCAGACGCCGCAGAATCTACAACCCCCTGCGCTTCCGCCGCTGAATTTGCAGCATCATCGGAGTAACCCTTAACTGTAGAGACAACCCCTTTCGCCTCGTTCGCGGCAGCCTGTGCAAGAGCCACCTGTTCTGTGATCTGTGTCATAAATCCGGAAAGCCATGTGGTATCCGGTTCAATAACCCCATCGCCGGACAAGGACTGCAGAACTTCCAAAGAGTCATTCGGCTGGGTTTTCCAAATATATTCGTCCCCCTTGGAGTTTACACCAATCGCCTGAATTTCAAAATGAAGCTTGCCTGTAACAACCGTTGCGCGATCATCAATCAGCCATCCGAATCTCAGCTTGTCCTGCGAATAATACATATTGATCGGATTTGCATAATCACCGGCACCGACTTCGTTTACGAAATAAACAAGAACAGTAGCAGTCCTCAGATCAAACCCGTCATAGAATCTGGGCATTTCAAAAGGTACAAACTGAGAGTTCTTTTCCTGTGTAAGGTTAATCTGACTCTCATTAACCTTAATTTTTTTGTTTTCGTCCACATAGGACATTTTGTCGTCATGATATTCCTGATAATACAAATAATTATCATCAAGCGTCCAGTCATCCCCGGAATAAGCTGCAATCATATTATCTTCCACAGCCAGAGTAGCCGGGGCAGATGCCATATCCATGACAGCAATTTCATAAGAAGCAGGGACTGCAGCAGCCGCTTTTGCATTGTCCAATGCCGCTTGTTTTGCCGCCGCAGCCGCCTTTGCTCTTTTCAGTGATTCTTCAAAACTAAGAGCCATTTTTTCCTCCGTATAAAAAAGAGGGCAGCCCCTCTTGTATTAGAACGTAACTACATTGTTGGTTTCAGTAGGCTTCTTCTTTTCGAAGTCTACGACATTATCGATCTCACCATTCTCATCTTCGGATGGTTCATCGTTTTCACCGAATTCCACAGCAGGAACGCCGTCCCGGATCGCGTTTTCCCCGGTAAGAACAACTTTCTGCCCAATCGGATCGCCGTCCGCTGTAAGCTGAAGTTCACCGGTCTGTTTGTCATAATCCAGATCATCTGCTTTCAGAGCATCCATGAGAATACTCATTTCTTCAAGCGCCTTAATCTGTGCATCTGTTTTGATGAGCCGCTGGTCAATAACGGTGAGAGCTTCATCCGGAATAATGTTGCTCCATGCGCTGATCGGCACAATCGTAACAGGTAAAGCGGGTTCTGTTTTTCTGACTCTCTGCACAGGCTTGCCGTCAGCATCAATGTCCAGATAAATAAAGGTCAGCTTGACTTCAAGTTCGCCTGCTTCTTTTGTGAATTTCGTATCTACAGGGAGCAGATATTTTAAGTAGCCTTCATACCGTTCCGGAGATAATTGGAGCGTTTCACTTCTGTATTCCCGGCTGACTGGCAGAACATACTCCAAAAGAACCGTACATACACTCATATCATAACCATTGTATTCCGGGTGTACAAGAAACCAAAATGTGTCAAATAACTTGCTGCGCTGTACAAGCCGCTGCCGTTCCGTTGCGATAAGCGTATTGTCATCGTTGATTAAAATCACGTACATTTCCGCTCATCCCTCCTTTCATAATACTTATGTTAATTGTATTAAATGATGAAATAATTCTGAATTTATACAAACATACCTTCGCAGGAAATAGTACAATCGCCCGTTACATATACAGTATGTTTGTACGAAGAACCAGTATTTTCACTTGTTGCAAGTTCAGCACTACCCGTTACTACAGGGTCATACCCATCGAAATGCTTATAACTCAAATTAACATTTGAACCGGCAACGCATTCGATAATATATGTCTGCTCGGTAGAATCGCCACTTGAAACATCCCAAACGTAACTCGTTTCTCCAGCAATAGACTGATACTCAATTGTCATATCGCCGCCATACATTGGTTTATATTGAATCGTTACAGTACAAGTTTGTACAGCCGATCCTTCCCAAATATTGGTTCCATCAATAATTGTTTCACTCGGTAATATCAATGCTGGCCGGAAATAAACGCTCTCTGTATAATGAGCTATATAATACGATCCTGTACTTTCAATACTAAAAAGATAAATATCGCTGTCAACGATAGGAGAGCGGCTGACCCACGTATAAGCATTTTCTGATCCATTATAATAAGCAACCCGCTTACTATCTTTTCCTGTTGCAGAACAGCCATTGAAATAGTCAAGCACAGCGCCTTCTACGTTATTCTGATTGCTTCCCGTTATAGAAAACCCAAGCTCGGTCATAGAGGGCAGAAATATCTTTGTAGAAAGTCCTGCGGAGCCATCTGCAACTGAACCGGTCTTGCCGGTACCAGCAGTATACGGAACTTTCACTTCTTTGATAATATTTTGTATCGCATTGTCAAAAAACCCCAAAAAATCGCTGATATTGTTTAGATATCTGTGTAAATCTGTGTCGGCATAGTCATTATTATAACCGCTAATCAAATGCCGCCCCAAACATTCTTTTGATAACAGCCAGGTTCCGTTACAAGACTGATCATAAGCAGATGACGGCAACCCCTGATGTACAACAAGAAATTCTTTCGGCTCTTTATTTACATTCATATAAACGGAAGCGCCGACTTCCAACCGTCCAAGCGAAGGATAGGACGAAGGTTGTTCCCAGATCACCGCATTATCTGCATTCCGAATTATTTTTGTCACTACCCCCTCCGGGATAGTCAAAGATGTGATCCCAGAAAAATCAATACTCATTTTACAAACACTTCCTTAACAACCTCAGAGCCATCTTCAAGAACAAACGTCCAGCTTTCAGTAGCAAACGATGCAATAACAGCATCGACAAGTTCCTGCTTGTCTGCACTGGTAAAATAATCGACACCTTTTTCTGGTGTAACTCCGTCTTTACCATTCGACAAAGTTGCTGTCGTTGTTCCATTGGCATCCGTCACTGAAATAACAGCACCGGAATCCGTTTCTTCCACAGCAGCAGTAATAACAGCAGAATCACCTTCGGGAAGCTCCTGAATTGTTCTTAAAATCTCATATAAAGAAGTGTTGTTGTCTTCAATTTTGTTAGGCATACAATCTCCTTATTTTTTATGTGCAATTATATACGCAGATAAACCAGTCATGCACATGACGTATTACGCCCACATCCATCTGTAAGTTCCTTGAAAAAACTGAGCGGAATTCAGTGTAATGGTTATCGTGTTGTTGGCATATGTAACAGACGCATTACTTCCTGCGTGTTCGCTTTTCAGAACAACAACAGATATACTATCGTCTTTCTGTACCTCGTCTTCCCATGTCATTGTATATGTAGCGCTATTCATATTATAGAAAAAATCATGTATCTGATAATAACTTCCACCGTAATCTGCATTGAGGCAAAGCGATATCATATTCGGCTGTTTGGTGACACCCGTAATTGTAAATGTCTTTGTCTGACTGGTAATGATTTTCTCACCATATCCCGATGTAACTTCCGCAGCCGGTACAGCACTTACCGTTATATTCTCGGTCATGTATTTCCCGGATGTCTGCAGCGTCTGCGCAGAACTGCCGGGTGTCACGGAATAGGAACCGGTGTATTTCGGAATAAGTTTCATGTTTTGGGATATGCTCCGCTCCGCAAGATATCCTGCAGATGTAGCTGGCAGAGTAGCCTTGATGGTAACGTCTGTGTCAGAAGATGTTGTATCATAGGATACCTCCAAAGACGGCAGTGTAATATCCGGCATAGTACCGGTTTTCTGAGTACCACCAGCTCTGAATGTTTTGTTTATCCTGACATCTGCAGCCGTAGCCGTACATGCACTGCTGTCCTCTCCACTGTTAATAGTCTGCGACACATTAACAGTCATATAGGACGATCCGTCATGATACCCTTTATTTATATACTTCGTACCATTGGAAGTGATTGTACTCCCTTGTTTGCCGGACACAGTGGCGATTGCACCAGATTCAAGATTCCCGGATTTACCGATATACTTTATCCCGGAAAGCACATGACTGTCCTCTGCTGTAGCTCCTGTATAGTCAACATAAATATCCGGAATTGGATCCAGTATAATTTTCGTGAAAACCTTACCGGACGGCGCATTTATCGTTTGTTCTGTTGAGGAGGGCGTAAATCGGTTATTTTCTGTTTCTGAAACAATCTGAACCGTCCCACCTGTATGCCGACCCGGTTCGATTTCGAAAGAAGTATTGTTGGTATCCAGAACAACATCCTCATCGAGAATCTCCGGCATGGTACCGGGGCATAAAACACCGTTTGCATCCATAAACATGACAGATTCCGATACGTCTTCCGGCAATGCTGTAACGCCGGACGAATCATAGTCTATACTTTTACCCTGAAGAGCCTCAATAATATCTTCAATAACAGACTCTTGCTCCGTTACCGCTTCATTGAGATCGTCCAATACTGTAGACATAGCTGACGGAGTCAAAGTTTCCTCTCCGTTCTGCAAAGATCTGAGCTTGTCAGCAATTTCTGTGAGCGTACTGCCACGAATAACATAGCGTTCTGCCATTAGAAACCAACCTCCTCTGCAGATTCCAGAGAATCAAGTACAGCCTCTACAAGTGAAAGCTTGTCTTCTTCTGTGAAATAATCTACGCCTTTTTCCGGCGTATGACCATCTTCTCCGTTTAATATTGTAATGGCAGTAGTGCCATTTTCATCTGAAACGGTCATTATTGTTCCAGTCTCTGTCTCTTCAAATGATACAGTAGGACTAACTCCATCATTTCCATTGGTTCCGTCTTTCCCATTTTTTAAAACAGCTGTTGTCGTACCATCGACATCCGAAATTGTTACAACTGCACCATCTTCCGTCGCTTCAATTTTGGCAGAAGGACTCATGCCGTCATCGCCATCCGTTCCGTCCTTACCGTTTGTTACAACGGCAGATGTTGTCCCATTGGCATCTGTAATGGTTATGAGGACACCATTCTCGACGTTTTCAACGACCGCAATGGGGCTGAATCCGTCAGAAGCGGAGCCTTCACTACCGGTGTCCGCTCCATCCTTACCATTTGTAATAACTGCAGTAGTCGTTCCAGATGCATCAGTGATAGTAATAACTGCCCCGGTGGATGTCTGTTCAACTTTCGCAGTAGGACTGACACCATCAGAACCATCTTTTCCACTTGTAATGTTTGCTGTGGTTGTACCATTGATATCTGTAATGGTAATCACAGCGCCGGATTCTGTTTGTTCAACAACTGCAACCGGAGAAAAACCTGGAACAGGATCGCCAGATTCAGAACCAGTTGGCAATACAACCGAGAACAAAACCTCTTTGGTTACAGAACCATCTTCGTCAACATCTTCTCGAATCATCTGCAGAACATTTCCGGATATAGAAGCAGCATTAGGAACAGCAGCAACATCCGCTTTCGTGGAGTCAGATGGAAGTTGTACTTCCATCACCGTTCCGTTCTTTTTTGTAAAAACAAATTTCTGATAACCACCGACTACTTCTTCTGTAACACAAGAAATAATGTCAGATGCCGCCAGAAATTCATCCAGCTTTGCAAAATTCCCGTTTTCGCCAACTACGGCTTCACGGAATTCCCTAACCGTCATATCTGTGACAGAGGGCACAAGCTGAAAACTATAATATGGTGTATTGCTCATGTTTCACCTCTGTAAATATCGTAAAACCGTAAATCGTCAATTTCGGAAATCGGAACATTATCAAGTGCTCCTATTTTACAGTTATCCAGAATACTTTTTTGCATGGGTACATCCGGAATGACAAGAGCATAAACATCGCTGCTATGAGCAGAAAGATACACATTGTCCAACTTTACTCTCATGCACAGGTCCCTATGAATTGGGTTGTTCATATCATTCCTCCTCAATCACAATTCGACCTTTTCCGTATTTGATAACCTCATTTCCAAAAACAACATAGGGGACATATTCTAAACAGCATTCCCCGATATCCTGTGTAATTTCCGAAGAAAGTTCGATCTTCATTCGATAAGAACGCTGAGCCGAAACAGTTCCGGAAATCGAAAAAACGAGATCGGTTGTACCGTAATAATAAAATCGACATCCAAAAGACGATGCGTCAGTCAGATCAATAGGGTTGCCCACATTATCTGTACAATCTATATAGATGACTTTATAGCCCCCTGCAATCATACCAAAATCTTCAAGACAATGAATTTCTTCGAATGCTCCCAAAGAATCAACTCCCTTCTGATTTATCAGAGTCCTCGGCACAGATTGCAACATCACAGCGTTCAAGCAACGCAATCGTTTCCCGAAGCATTTGCATAGCCCCGCCGAGATTCAGACAGTTTTGTTCCTCACTCACATAAACATTGCCGAGAGCCCGTCTTACAGCCAAAAGTTTGGCTACAATTTCCTTCTTCATATAATAATCCTTTCATTCAATATCATTGATCATATCCCGCAGCAAATTGATTTTTGCCGCCGTAACATCATCTCCGACATACACAGCGTTGGTATTGTATCCAGTGCCAAGAATACCGGTTATACCGTTCAGAGCCTGGTTGTAATGCAGCGCCAAGAAATCATCTCCCGTAACTGGATATAAAAAATATCCAACGGTTGATCCATCGGATATCGCAGATAATCCTTTATACTCTCTGACTGCATTTATATTGTCAAGAAGCCGTCCCCACTCAGAGGCGGTAATGTTAAAATCTCCGCCTGATACCTTGGGGTTATCCCATTCAAAATAATCCGGTCTCTGAGCTGCAGACGGCGGAACTATATATACAACAGATGAGCCGGTTTCGTCAATGTAAAAGCATCTGAAATACAGATAGTACCTTATACCTGCTGTCACATCATATGTCAGTGAAAAGTTGTTTCCGCTGCCAGAATCATCGTCTCGTACAAGTACACTATCCGGCACACCAGTAGATGTATCAAATATTGTAGAATCACTTAGATATCCAATAACATCAATAGAACCCTCAGAATAAATCGTAACAGTACCATCGTGCGCACAGGTAAAACCAATTCTTGCTACATATCCAGCACTAAAACCAATGTTTAAGCTCTGCTCCCGTGAAAGATTAGTATAAGGCCCATGTACGTAAACCGTCCACTTATCTGCAGTGGAAGCAGTTGTAAACTGTTGCTCCGGCAGCGGATATTCATAAGCTAAATCATCGACTTCATAAACAACGACTGCCTGAACTGTATATGTCTCACCTGGAGTAGTCCAAATAATAAAAGGATCATCTTGCGTTGATGATACATAAGGTGATATAGGGGTTGAATCTGTCTGCAGAACACCGTCCACATACCAATGAATCACACGATCATTTTTAGCGTAACTTGTATCAAGTCCCGCAACATGGGCAGAAATCCACGTTCCGTCATCTGCGCCTTCCAACACAAGAAATGCATATTGCGCACCGCCATATGTGTCTTCCGGCGAAACATTGCCGGATGTACCAAACATACCTTCGGCATACCATGTGTAAGAAACGCCTTGCACAGTGGCGGTCACATACACGCCTACCACATACGTGGTTCCTTCATCAAGTCCTGTAATCGTTATATATGACGATTTATTCCTGGATCCGCTATCAGATGATGTAACCGATTTAATATATGTAGATGAATCGTCGTCACTATTATACTTAAATACCTGCCACTCAAACTCCCATGTTCCGCTATATGCAGCATCAAGTCCCTCAACATATACCTTCAATGATGTGTCTGTCGGAGCGGATACATCTTTAACCTCAAGGTCTTCATTTTCCATGTCGGGAACATAGGACGCAGATGTACCCGTTTTGAAGGGGAACCATTTCGAAACAGTTTCATCTTCCCCAGCATATCGGTATGTTATCCGAGCCTCCAGATCATAATCTGTATTTTGATCAAGACCGGTAAATTCTACGGGTTCCGACGTACTGGCTCCTGCAGATACATAATTCTCAAGATTTGAATCAACTCTGCTTCCGGACGGTGTCCAAAGATACCACGATATCATCCATTCCGACGCACTGTATTTTGTATCAAGGCCTGTAAGATGCACAGTAATAGAAGTCTGCGTAAGAGAAGTTACAACAAAATCAATTTTATCTAAATCCGGATAATAACTATCATCAGGCTCGTCTGTAGTTACTGTAAATGGGTCAATTGAATATGTCGATGTTACGTCACTAACAACGTACTGAAGAGATCCATATGCATCATAAGCAGTGCCTTGTGAAAGTCCATCAAAAACAATTGTTGGTGACTCTGAAACTCCGCCAGAAAAAGACTCCGTTTTAGTAACAACAGAGCTTCCTGATGTACCATACAAAACGCTAATTTCTAATTTCCACGTTCCGCCATAGTACGAATCCAAACCGACAACCTTAATGCCAACTTGTGATGTCGTAGTTGATTCATCGTCTTGAATTGGTGTGACAGAACTTAAATCTGGCGTGTAGTCACTACCACCAGTAGCATGGGGCAGTGTTGATGTTGCAAGTTCACCATAAAAGACAGCTCCAAAATTAGCAGAAGAATCTGATTTACAAGTTACCCCTGCCTTTATGATATATGCAGTATTAGGGGTTAAATCTGAAAACACCACATATTCGGCACAACTTGTTGAGCTAAGGGATCTTTGATCTAAAAGCTCTCCGTCCGTATCATAAATTTCCACAAGAAATTCATAATATCCATACCCGGAAGGAGCTTCAACACACACCTCAATATTTGTTGATGAAGAATATTCATCCAGTTTCGTAATAATAACGTCAGCCAAAATCTCACCTCATCATCCAAATTTAGCAACGCCGCCACCAACGATACCATCCGGCAGAATCACATCTGCATTAGAAAAATCAACAGCTCCGCGCACTTCAATATATTCACCATCCGGAGCATTGAAAGTAATACCCTCATTAAAATGAATATACGAATCCATATTCAAAATACCATATGTAGACATCGTTGTCACAGGAGCTCCAACAGAATCATAGTACGACACAGAAAACATATCTCTGTAATAACCGTCAAAATATCCATATATGGTAAATCCACCGCTGGATGTTTCATCTTTCGGATAAACCGTGAAATCATTAGAATAGATTTCAGGAGAATATATTTTTGTCCCGGAGATAAATGTTCCTCCGGAATAATTACCATTCGCAAGATCGGACACTGCACTGTCTGCCGCAGCCGCCGCTTCTTCTTCAATATCCTCCCATGTAAACGTAGTATCCCCGGAGAGTGTAACATCACCGTTTACTGTTACATTCCCGTTATTATCTACCTGAAAAGTAATCTCTCCATCACGATTTCGAACAGTAATACCTTTTAGTTCCAGATACTCTCCCTTGAACTGATTAGCACTGTTCAACATACTATTACCGTCTGCGTCCAAAAAATCTTCCGCTTGAACAATGCCAGAGAATGTTCCACCTGCAGCACTGAGGTTGCCAGAAAACGTACCTCCCACAGCAACAAGATCTCCCGAAAAAGTTCCTTTCGCCGCCTGAAGTTCGCCAGCGAATGTCCCACCCGCTGCGTTCAGAATCCCAGCCAAATGAAGATTTCCGTCCGTATCTGCCCAGAACTGCTGAGAAGAATCTTTCAGAATTTTAATGCCAACCGTAGGATCCAACAAAACCGTATTCTTTCCGGTTTCCATGCGAATCTCGCCGTTCTTCAGCTGCATTCCTTCATCGTTCAGATGAAATTCAAATGAACCGTTTTCCTTATCAATATTTGTATTATACTTTCTCCAAAGAGCAGGGTTGTAAGAATCAGAGTCTGCTGTAGCAATCAATAAATCGTTTTTCTCGAAATATGTGCCGTCATCATCATAAGGAGCACGATAATCCGCAGAGGTACTTTCCTGTACAATACCGACTCCCTCGTATATCCAAAGATCATCCTTGGCAAAGCCATTCACGGGACAGGATGTATAGATAGTACGTTTGCCGTCAATCTGATCCCACAATTCATCGGGAATTTCTGTGTCCGCAAAAGCTTCCCAAGTAAAGCTTACGCCACCATCGACTTCCGTCAAAGTATAACGTCTTGTCTCCCTTGTTTCCGGGTTATACCACAAGTCACCGACATAATTCAAGCAGGTATTATACTGCTGACTACCAGTGGTTACATTGTGATATTCTTCATACGGCATCTCTTCCTGCCAGTATGTATGTACCATACCGTCCACTAAAGATTGTATAGACTCCATTTCATTCCGGATGAAATCCTCTAAACGAATAAGCTCTTCAGTGCCGTCATCCGATCCGACGAGAAAAGACACACCATTCTCATCAATGCGGAAGGTGCCGCCCTCATTAGTGATGACCAGATTGTTGCCAGCCAATAGCTTACCAACCAGAACTTCAGCCGCTACACCATACTTATAAGAACCATCTTCTAGAAGAATTTTTCCAACTACAGTCTTCAGCGTATTCCATCCATCATCCGTAAAAGCGATCATATTGTTGATGATCTTAAACTGCTCGTTTTCATAATATCCGTTTTCATTCAATTTCCTGCAAGTAAAACCGGATGCATCCCACACAATATCCTGGTTAGAAGATGATATGATGTTATGCAAAGCCACGTTAAATGCATTGTTCAATAGACTGGAAACCATGTCTTTGTAGTTTTTGTTAAAATCTACAATGGAGTCCCAGTTGGCAGAAACGGATGAAGAAGTTCCAGCAGCAGTACCGAGAAGTTCTTCGTAAGTATATCCTGCATCATTTAAGTGAAAGCGGTTGCCAAAAGACAATGCAAACTCATCCTTATCATCCCATGAAAATTCCATCTCCAGAAGAATTGGCGTATAGTACACATCCTCTGTCTTTTCTACCGTTACCATGCAGCCGAGCTCCAGCTGATTTGTAAACGCAAGAAACTCAGGTAAATGCAAGAACGCAATAGAATCTACAGACAGTGTAAAACTTGGCTGCGCCAACTTTTTGGCGACAACGAGACCTTCCAGATAAAGCTGTTCTGCTTCATCCTGAATATCTTCTGCGGTCATCAGATCTGTAACGATATAGTTATTGTTGGAATACTCTCCATCTATCAGAAAGCCTTCCAATTCCAGAAGCTGCTCTGCAGTGAAGTTAGCATCCATTGCACATTGTTCATTGATGGAAGAAAGTTGTGCCGTGGTACTGTCCACTTCCGCTTGTCTGTTTGAAATGTCTTTCTTCTTCTCTGTAATTTCAGCATTCTTTTCAGACAGCGCAGCAACATTTTCTGCGTATCTTTTTCGGATCTCCTCGTTGGTAAGACCCTGTTCGATCTGAGCACTGATTACATTATCCAGTTCCGCTTTCTCGCCTTCTAATGTCGTCAGATCCGACTGCATTTGTGTCAAAGAAGCCCTGCGAACACGAAGTTCTTCCAGTAGGGAACTGTATGTTTCCTTGAACCGATCTACTTTTTCTTCCCATGCATTTATTGCATCAATCAACTCTTGGTTCATCCAATCCGAAGTTTTGTAATAATCGAGATTGATTATATAAGATGTGCCGAGAGGATTAACCTGGCGAATGTCAAGATCCTGCCCGTATACACCAAGTCTGGTTACAATACCATCAGCAGATTCGCTTACATCCATACCTTCAATAATATTATCGAATGAAAGGTAAATGTCCGTCCGGTTCGTTTCGGTTTCCGTAAGAGTAGAAACTGCATCAGCACGAATTGTTCTATGTAAAAAATCAAATGTAAAAATACAAGAGTAAGCCTTCGACGCAGTAGAATAAAGCGAATCCAGCAAAGTCTGCTTCGTAATTTCCAAACTACGATATCGCATTTCAAGAGCAGAATCTATATAAGAAACGCTCCACTGTGGTGCAAGAGACAAAACGAAACCCATAAAGGTTGTAGGATTTCCATCAACATCAAAATTACCGGTTGAATCATAAAAAGGATAAACACCGCTCAGATAATCTAAGATTCGAAAACTCAGTTCATACTGTGCAGATTTTGCATTTACAGTCTTCGTTCCATGATGCTCGTCATCGCTAAGATCTTCCGAAACTGAATCAATCAAGAAATATCCAAGATCCTCTACGAAGATCTGCCTGTGTGTTTCGATAAGTTCATACCCGTCAGTAATACCTTCTTCTGCAATAAATGTCAGTTCAGAAGTATCATTGTATCGAAGAATACAATTTGTAGAAGAAACCGAAAGAGAACAAAGTTCCGTTCCGTCGGGATTACATAAAATAAAATCCGGCTTTTCACTCTGCCGGTAATAGTCAAACTTCTGTATCAAAGCCGGACACCTCCTTACTGTCCTGTCATTCTGTAAACGGGGATCCTCATTTCTATTTTACCGGAACCACCTGTAAAAGCAAATGAAAACGTATTTTTCCCCGGCAGCAGGCGAATCCACTTTTTGTTAAAATTGGACAGACGCCGAAAACCATGAGAAGAAACAATAATCTTGCGGAAATTGTCCAACAATATCTCTTCGTCGCCAGACAAAGTATCAAACACAGATTCTCTGGAATTATCTGTTTCATTGATAAAAGAAAAACTTCCGCCGCCTGACGGCATAGAAATTTTCATCTCAGGAAAAATATATTCATTCACATCCGATGTATTCTGAACTTGAAAAGATCCTGACTCCCCGGAGCGTGTAATATGAATATCATTGCCCCGGAAATAGCATGAATCACACTCTCCTTCTACAGAAACACCTACAGTATCATTTCCAACCTGCAGATAATTCAACTCATAGAAAATACATCCTATACGTAGCGTACTCATGTCCGCCTGTACAATCCGCAGTTCTTTATATCCATCATGGCCAATAAGCCATTTATGTATTGCACCCTGCATGGCGGAATCCAAAGGTTTATCTGACACAAGAGAAAGTTGCATCGGCATAGGATCCCTTGCTTCTCTGCCCATATAAACGAAAGACTGTCCTCCGCGCAGGGAAGAGCGTAAAATAGAAAAGGAGGTCCCGGTTGCATCGTCGAGACCCCCATTTTCATTATATAATCTTAAACCGAACCTCTCGGAGGAGATTCCGTTATAGAGTATGTGTTCAGCCTGAAAAGCCATAAAATCACCTCCAAAAGAAAAAGCCGCTCAAGGCGGATTATTACAGTGTTGTTTTTGCTTTGGTTTTAACTCCGCGTCGAGAAAGACGGTCTTCCATTTGGCGAATAGTATAATCTGCCGTCTCCCGAAGAGTCTTCTTCAAATCAGGCAACGTCTCCTTAGTCACATTATCTGCATGGAATTCAAAGAGCTTATCCACATGGATCGTGCTAAGTGTATCCCCGGCGAATGTCCTGCCGGATTTCAGCCCGGCAACAATATTCTTCACGGGATCATCAGATAAGATGGAAGTGATGGCAAAAGAAGCATTCTTAGCAAAATCAATATACTTTGCCAGCGTGTCCTGCATAGGTTCGGTAAGAACCATCTCTCGGTTTTTCAAAACAGCCAGAAGTTCATCCTGCTGCATAGAACCAAAATCACCTACGACGCCGCCTTTATGATAAATAGGCATATCGTAAAACGGAACACCATTGAAAGACCACGTACCTTTTTTAGCGTTATACACCAGATACTCGCCACCAAGGATGTCGTTCAGTTTGTCCTTCAGTCTCTGGTTTTCATCAGACCACCAGTTCTTTGCGGCTTCATCACCAGCATTATGTGCATCCCACCAAGCAGCAGAATTTGCCTTCATTTGTGCTCGGATTTCAGCAATGCTGTTTTTCTGAGACACAGTAAATTCTCCGGTATACTCAGAGTTCTCCAGGTCTTTAATCGTACTTTCGTTCCGATTGAAGATGTTGTCCATCTTATTGCTGGTAGCGAGAAGATCTCTGATGCCGTCATTATATTTCTGAACGCCGGTAAGGGCAAATTCCCATGCCTGCTCCAGAGATTCAACATCCCGGGTATATTCTTCCGCATAAGCACGGAGTTCCAGCCATAAAGAATCACCTTCTTCACGGATCCGACGATTGGCCTCTCTCCAAAGAACCCCTTCTTTTTCAAGGTATGCACGGAGCGCGGCAATACGATCATCATAAGCCTGAAGATCTTTCTTCTTTAATTCTTCTATCCGTTGTTCTTCACGTTCCTGCTCCTTGTCAATCAGTTCAATTCTACTGTCATTGTTTTCCTCGAAGGCTTCAAGTTCTTTGTCAAGTGCCTCAATTTGCTTATCAAGAGAATGATCGCGCTGATACTTAGCAAGCTCATCTTTTTTAGTCTGAAGCTCGCTTTCCAGCTGTAACCGTTCTGCAGCTGCAGCCTTGGAATCATCCAATTTCAGAACATCAATCCGGGACTGCAGGTCGCTAATCTCTTTAGAACGCTTGGCAACCTCATCATTGTAGTCTTCTTCTTCAGCTTCATTCCGAAGAGCTTCTTTCTTAGCTTCAATAATTTTGCGGTAGCCTTCAAGCTCATCCTCAAGAGCTTCTTTCCTGGCATCAGCGACTTCTTTGATCTGGTCGAGTTCTGCATCGTAATATTCCTCCCGAGCGTCCCGAGCTTCTTCCAGTGCTTCAATTTCAGCCTCGGTCTCCCGTTTGATCAAATCTACCGTAGCATCCAGAATGTCTTCAATAGCATCCTGATAATCCTCAATAGCATCTTGTTCTTCTTCAAGCGCTTCGACCTGAGCATCCCGTTGAGCTTCCCAGATCTCTTTCTTGATATCATTTATCTCAGAAAACATATCTGCGATCTCACGATTAAGAGATATCATCAGTTCACTGTTCTCATCATAGATGCCAGCATAAATAGACTTAATATTGCTCAGCAGATTGATCATCTGTTTATAACACTCAATAGTCTGTTCTTCGGTTCCTTCTTTTTCATCCAGAAGGTCAATTTGATCTTCTATGGCAGCAATCTGCTTGCGGTACCCGTCCTCCTGATATTGCAGAATCTTAGAGCTGATGGTGTTACGCTGTTCTTCAGAAAGCAAATCATTTTTTTCTTCCAGCAGCCGGTTCAGCTCCTCAATGACTTTCGGCTCATCACCAAGGTATTCATATTCTTTTTCGAGATCAGAAATATGCTCATCAATGAGAGCCCGGCGGCCATTGAAGACTTCTTCTTCATACTGATAATATTCGTCCTGATACTTTGACATATCGGAGAAATACTTTTTGTATGCTCCATCAAGCCAATCCAGATATGCTTTCTGATCAATCTGTTCCATTGCCAGAGCATGTTTCTTGGCCTGATACTCTTTCTCAAAAGCCTCTTTCCACGGGTCGGATTTGTCAGTAGTGGGGTTATAAATGAAATCAGCAGCATCTTTTTCGCCGGAAATAACATCCTCATAACTGTCAACTGCCGGTGTTGTATCCACGAGAACCTGTACAGTCCCCCGAAGATCATCTGCAAATGTAACGCCAAGTTCCTTTTCAAGCTCTTCTATGGTCTTCGCGCCGGTTTCTTTGATCTTCTTCTGTATCAGTTTAACCCACTGCTCAGCGCCAGCCCATCCGTCACGAGCTTCTTTGGCTGCAAACACAGCCATAAGCTTTGCCATCTCTGTTTTTACATCAATGATGGTTTGGATAAGACTGGTGAACTTGCCTTTAAGTGATTCAATACTGGTTTCCGTAATCTTGTACTTACCAGTAGATTCATCAACCACTGCCGTTAATTGAGGATACTTTTTAAGAAGTTCGTTGATTTCTTCTTCCGTATACTGTGTACCCTTGGCAACTTCTTTCTGGATTTCATCGAGATCTTTTACCGTAGCAATATAACCTTCCATCTGAGAAGTTAAGGGTTGCATACTACGATAATAGCTGTTCAAAGCATCAATCTGTTCTTCTGTACCGTCGGCAGCAATCACCGCATTGGTTGCAATCTGCAGTTGATCCAGAGCGAACTTTTCAGCGGCGTCCGTGTCAAACACATAAACAAGCTCGCCAAGCGCATTCGTCTCCGTCTTGATCAGTTCAGCATAATCCTCGCCAAGAGCGGTAAGCTTCATCATGGTTGCTGTAGAGATCTGGCCAGTTGCGTCCTGTTCTTCGCGAACCGCTGTCAAAGTCGCAATGATGTTCTGATAGCTCTGTACAGCCTTGTCAATCTCATCATTGACCTCAGGAATGGAAGTTTCACCAAAGTAGCCATACTCTTCAAGCTTGTCAATAACCCCGGCCATGGTAGTGTCAAGGTCACCGGCAAGACGGTTCAGAACTTTATATGCTTCAGAGTGCTTCGAAAGAGATCCAAGGGAACCCTTGATCTCAATAGCATCATCATATCCAAGATTTGCAAGCCCTTCTAAAACAGATTTTACTTCGGTCTTTAGATTGCTGGTATCTGCTTTGAGGTCAACTTTTACAGATTCTCCTTTAGCTTTAGCTAAAATATCATTAAACGTATTTTTATAATACTCTGCAATCTCTTCAGAATTCTCTCCAGCGTTTGTTTTTATGGTTTCGATAAATTGAGAAACATCATTCTGTAACTGACCGTATGCTTGCGCTACTTCTTCGGGATTACCAGAAGCGACTTCTTGATAAAATTCACTGACAGATTTCTGTGTTTGCTGATAACTATCGGATAATGTATCATTTACCAACACTATATTTTTCATATAATGAAGATACGTCTCCTCATAATCAGCCGCATCGTTTGTTACATCAGATGAAATCTCACCTATTATATCAAGCAATCCATTATACATTCCAGAGGAATTATATGATTGAATAATTGCGTAAAGATCAGATAATGAATCTTTTAATTCCCCTAAATTTTTACCAGGATTAACCTGAAGTATTCTTTGGTCATCGTAATCGTCATATGGGTTTGAATCTACAAGCTTAAAAATACTACGAAGTTTGTCTGCATCTTCTTTTTTTGCACGATTTAAGAATGTACCATATTGGTATGAATAACCATTTATAAACTTTGCATATTTATCAGAAGTGCCATATTTATCGATAGCTTCTTCTATCTCTTTTCTGTTAGTAGATTGCCAATTGTTAAATTCCTTTTTATTTACCTTATCAAGCATGTCTATCATCTCTTGATAAGAGCCATTAACAAGATCGACAGCAGCAGCTTCATCTCCATATTTCTTTATAATGGCATCTTGAATTTCTAAAAGATTTTCTTTGGCTTCTCGCTGCTCAGATAAAGAGAGTGTTGTATCAGACAATTTTTCTCGTAATTCTGTTATTTCAGAAATCCAAGCTTTATTCTGATCTATAGAATCACTCATTTTTTGAGCGGCCGCTGCGCAATTTTCCATTTCTTCTGCAGACACAGTAAGTGCATCATACAGCTTCTTGCCAATCCATGTAACAAGACCTACAACAGCGGAAACACCAAGAGACAAGGCTGCATTATATGCGATTGTCTTGGCAGTAGCAATCATTGTCTGCGTAGCTTGCTTCCGAAGAGACCCAACATACTCATCTCCACTCTTACCCAATTCTTGTTGGCTTCTCATCGTTTTTGCAAGAGAAGCATCGTACGCATCTACCTGCTTCGCTATATTTTCTATAGCTTCTTTAGTCCCATTGTCAGTACCGAGAATACGATTGTAATTATCTACTTCAGAAGCAATTTTCTTATATTTTTTTGAATTCGTATCTAACGTAGCCCATATGCCATTATCAAAAATTGTGCCATCAATATCAATTTTATAATCAAATATCAGTCATCATTACTTGGCTGGTCAGGCCAAAGAAAAAGAGAGTCATTTCTGGCTCTCAGGGATTTTTGTATAAGAACGTACTTTTGCTCTTAGCGATTCTGCCTTGTCTAAAGTAATGGATCCAGCCGAAAGGGAAGCATCAATTTTCTTCAAATAATTTTCCTTCCAAGCTTCCAGTTCGCTTTTGTATTCGCAGTCAGAAGATTTTGCATTAGATAGTGCTGCAGAAAATGCAGATAACAACCCAGAATACCATTCATCTTCATTATTTGGAATATCGAAACGCGAATCTATGCGATTATGCATATATGTGCCAAAATCTTCAGTTATACCGCCCTCACCAACAGACTTATCAACTCTTCTATGCCATTTAGTTTTCCATCTATCCAGGCGTTCAGCTTCTGCCATAGCTTCTTCTGCGGCTGCCTTACCGCCATCGACAGCATCTCGAATAGATCTAAGCAAAGTAGTATGTTCATATTTCTGATCCCGTATATCCAGTAAAACATTATGGAACCCAGTGACAACAAACATACCGGCAAAAGCTACCAAAGATCCCGCAAATATTCCCCAAACGGTTCCAGCAAGATATTCATCTTCTACACTTACATAAAAGGCTACAAGCAATAATATAACAGATGATATTCCGGATAAAATGGTTAGGAATTTCAATGCACTGCTGGCATCAGGTCTCTTGTTCATACGGAACCTCCTAATAAGGAAAACACACCGCAATTAAATCGGTGTGCTCCAGAAGCTATACCTTTCGGTCATACGGCTTCGTTACAAAGTATATAAGGTACCCACTGTAATTTGTGGGACTTAATCATGTTATGCATTTATTATAACACAATAAAAGAGGTATGTCAAGAGTTTTATAAGCAAAATGTATTTCGCATTTTATTCTCAATATTATTCATATCTATTGCTGATAAAACGCCTACGCATCCTTGGGCATCATCCAATCTTGCTTTACTAACACATCGTATTTCTTCGCATTGAACCAGCGAGTCTTTTATCAAAAAGGCGTACGGTGTATTATTGCCGGGTATGGAACGATGAGGGTGAGTCATATTATTAGGATCCTGGGTGTTCGAATATAATAAATACCACGAATTTTGAGCGGGCAAATGATTGCTGTTCAATTTATTCTTAGCATCCGTAATTGGAAGAACTACCACTTTTTCGCTTGTGTTTATCTTATTACTGGATATAATAAGAACTGGACGTTTCTTATTCTTCTCTGTTCCAATGTTATATCCGAAATCACAGTACCATACCTGCCCACGAAGAACTTGTAAGCGTTTTGTTCTATTATAAGATGCCTTGATATGATATAGATATTTACTTTTCAACCAACATCCAATATCAATATATTCCTGCCCAGGTAAATTTGCCACAACTCCACCTCCAATTTTCTCCATTATATCACCAATAAAGAAAATTGTCAATAGAAAACGACCCGTCATCCCGTACCAAAACCATCTTCCCATTCCAGTAAAGCAAAACTTTCTTCCCACAATCCAAAAGCTCCTCCAGGTCCTGCCGCACAGCACGACTATACCCGTTCCATACAGCAACCGCACAGTCCGCATCCGCAATCATGGCGTCATTCTTCAACCGAGCAAACTCTACAGCAGAATCTCCCGGCAAACCAGGAATGTGAGCTTCACTAAATGCTCCCTCGTTATATCTCGTATGCTGCCCACTCACATAGACAGTCACCCGACGATATTTACGCATGGCAAAATACTTCTGGATAGTGGAATCAAATCCTTTATTGTCTCCAACCAGAATATCGTAACCTTTATCGACGATCTGATCAAACCGTTTTGTGACAGTCTCCGGCAGGGAAGTGATCTCCGGAGATCCGGTAATATATACGTACATCGCTACCTCCAAACAGTTGTTCTGAATATATTGTACATCTGTTCGGGTTATTTGTCAAGCCTTTTTTGACCAACGGCGGCCAACCGTTTACAGATTTTTCGATTTGCACAAGCAATATCGATTTGACTGGACTATCCCTTCACGATTGATTCCCGTATCGTGGGTCAACCGTACGCCTATTATAGTCTCTGAACCTTCTCTGCAGTTTGCACTGAGAGCTTGGCTGCGGATTCTTTCGTTCCCGACCCGGATCTGTGAACCGGGATGCAGTTTAAGACGTTTTTCCAATACCCTCTTGCCAGCAGCACGATTACGCTGCAAGCTCGTTCCATGTCACCATCAGGGTATACTTCGGCATATTTGAAAGGCAAGTCGATGGATGCCTACCGAAGCCAGATACATTAAGTAAAGATGTAATGCCCATTAAAAGCCCGGGCAGAGGACCAATTTTCTGCGTGATTGCATCAAGCAGAGAGATAAGAGATGTTGCACCATCAACCAGATGCTTGATAAAATCAGAACTAATAACACTGGAAGAAAGCGCTTCAAAACTGGCCTTGAACTGATTGATTTTCCCTTCGATAGAATCAAGCCACTTGGCATGTTCCGTCATAGCAGAACCGGCAGCATCGTTCGCAGCGTTGAGAGCAGCCTCAGCCATATCAAAATTCTCGATCAAACTTGATACTGCGTTTGCGTTTCTCTTGCCAGCCAGCAAGTTCAGAATGTTTGCTTGAGATACGTCGGTAAGATCTTTCCAGACTCCTGAAATTTCCTTAATAATCTGGTAAGTTGACTTAAAAGTCCTTTTTGTTACTCCTCTAAAAAGAGGGGGCAGGTCATTTCTGCCTGCCTCTGCAATTTCATATTGGATTATATTTGCAGAGCAGACCATACCATTCACTATACGTTATGCATAGTTTACCTGCGTACGCCATATGATTACTCATATAGCTGTGGTCGTTACGGGATTCTTGAATGTAAATTAAAAAAGAGCGATTATCCGCTCATAAATTTGATCGTCTGTAAGAGTATATGGCAGTCTCAACAGGCGAATTCCATTCATATCGCAATATGAATCTTTTATTAAATCATTTTCTTTTTGTCGATTATAATGTGTTTCTCCACCAAAGTATTGTATTGGTTTAAAATGCTGCATCCCATCATATTCGATGACAGTGTTTATAGATGGAACAAAAAAGTCAAATCTCAAAGATTTATTCCCAACTCCTTTTAAGTCATCAAAACTCTTTTCCGATATATACTTAATACCCATGGATGATAAAATCTCTGAAATCATAACTTCTCTACGACTGACCTTTTCACTTCTCAAACATCCGCATGAATGGGTATGGCCACTTGCCAATATATGCGATGTTAAATATGTTTCATTGCCACATTCACAGATACATTTCCATAATTTTTGGGTACCTTTTCTGCCAGATTCTTCAACAACAGTCAATCTGCCGTATGTGTTCCCAATTAGTGACGGAGAATGGATGCACCCACATGAAGTTGTGTTCCCAGAGGTAAGTCTACATGCTGGTACAACAATCAAGTTTCCACAATCACATAAACACTCACACTCACTTAAACTACCTTTTGTGTACTTCATACTTTTTACGAATAATCGTCCAAATTTTTGCCCTGTCAAATCTATTGTATGCTCGTTTCCTGTAGCCCCATAGAGTCTACATCCACATGAATGCCTTCCGAGTATGCCACGCTTTTTTATTGCAATTTCATTGCCGCAATCACATTTACACATACAATATGTATCACCGTCATCTTCGTAAACAGATAGTATTGTGAGCCTGCCAATTCTTCTACCAACCCAATCTACTTTTCGAGTACAACCGCATGAAGTGCTCGATCCATTTTTTAGGTATTTACCTAAAACAGATCGCTCGGTTCCGCAGCTACACCTACAGTACCATCTGGCACCACGGGATTTTGTTTTATCTATCACATAATATAAAACTTCCCATTGTCCAAATTTCTTGCCAGTTAAATCTTCTATAAAGATCACATCTTTTCTTTATGTTATTGCCATATATTTTTTTACATTCAAGTCTTACCCTCGGGATTGACCATCTCTGGTTGTTTCCCGATTTGAGCAGGTTTATTGAGGACCAGAGTTAATCCTCATTCAACATGATATCAACACGGTTACCGGTAAGAGCCATGATTTCCGAACGAAGCTTAGATACAGATGACGCCATTCCGTCAGTGGATTCTCCGGCTGCTTCAAGATCCGTCTTTGCTGCGCGGAGGTACATAGAAATGGTCTTCATCATTGTACCGGTCGATGAAGGATCCTGAAGTACAGCATCAGCTGCAGTAATCAGAGCGACAGATTCCTGAAGTGTATTCCCGGCAGCAGAGAGAGCTGCAGAAGACCGTCTCAAAGATTCGCCGAGACCGCCGGCAGATGCAGGGAATTCATTGGACACACGGTTCAGAACATCAACTACATTCAGAGCATCAGAAGCGTCAAGTTCCTTAAAACCTTGGATAGTAGAGATAAGATTGGCCGTTGCATCGTCAATGCCTTCAATATCATCGCCTACGTTGGCGTAAATCGTCGAGATCTTCGCAAGTTCTTCAGCGTCAGATAAACTATAGCCAAGACGGCCCCAGTCTGCCGTAGCCGAAACAAGATCGGTCACAGTAGAACCAATTTCTTTTGCTGTATTCTTGGTTCTCTGCATGAAAGCATCGTATGAATCAGATGTTTCATCGGTAACCTTACGAAGCTCTGTTAAACAAGAATCTAACCGCACGACATTATTTATCATGTCTCGGATCGCCTGCGTAATCCGCATGAACGTCCCGCTGACAATCGCCCAGCCGCCAAACTTCTGATACGCCTTCTGAATCTTTTCGCCAAACGTATCCGTGGTCAGACCGGCTTCTTTCGCACGATGGATATAATCCTTCATGGCGTCTTCGTTCTTCTTAATAGCCTCTTCCGAAGCCTTAACATCAAAGCCTGCCCGGATTGTCTGATACTCGTCAGAGAATGCTTTATTGTTTCTCAGCTTTGTATGTTTCTCATAGAACTCGTCCAACTTACGGATATCATCATTGACCCGATTCTGGAATCCCTGCGACCGTGAATCATCACTCATCTCATGATGAAGATCATCCACAGCATCCGCAGCTTTGCCGGCCGCATCAACAAGACGCATCAGATCATGCGCTACGTCAACATAGTAATCATCTGTCTGGAACGCCGGGACTGAAGTCAGAAGTTCCTGAACCCTGCGAAGTTTGCTGATGTCAATTGTTCCCAGTTTGTTGAACTGTACCTGAATTTCCAGAATCATCGCTTCGATTTCTTCTGGAATGGTTCCGCTGTAACTCTTGGAAAAAATCATCAGCTCTGCAAGAGCATTCTCAACAGATTTGATCCCGCGCAGATCAAGCCCCTGTGTATCTCCGCCAATGTTCTGAATCCGCTCGAACTGCTTCATCAATTCACCAAACTGCGAGGATAAGAAGTTGCTTCGATTTCCTCCGGTTTGAATCCGGAGCATAAACTCCTGGATCTCATCCCCAAGCTCTTGAACGGTTTTGGCCGCAGGCATACCTTCTGCCTGCAATTCTGCGATCTTCTTCTTGAAGTCTTCCAGCTTATTAAGATCAACAGTATCCAGATCTAACAGATATTTCTGCTCAAACCCGCCGAGTTTGTCACCCATGCTTTTCAGAGCAGTGTCCGTCCTCTTCGCTTCCGACTGCACCTTCTTCAGATTCGCAAGCATCGCCTGCAGGTCGCCCTTGTTCCGCAGAATCTCTGCAGTGAACTGCTTGATCACCCCGGAAGAAGCTCCTCCACGGTCAGCATTCACAAGATCAACAATCTCCTTGATTTCCCGATAAGCCTTCTTCTGCTCATCCGTCAAACCACTAAGATCCATCCGTTCCACACTGGCCCATGCTTTATCAAATGCAGTAAGCGCAGATTGCAACGCCTTAGCTTCTTTTTCAGATGCCGCCGCAGCAACCTTTACGCTGGAAGCTGTCTTGTCAGTCTCTGTCCCAAGAAGTTTGATCCGAGCAACCAGCTTGTCCATAACTTCATCAGTGAGATTACCAGAATTTCGGAGCGTAATGATCTCACGAGAAAGATCCTGATACTCCTGTTTCTGACTGTCGTCCATGATATCCCAGTTCTTTGCCTTAATCTGATCAAGAGCCAACCGTGCAGAGTTCAAAGACTTTGTCATAGCCGCAGCATGAGCATTGGCAGCCTTCGCCGCTTTGTCACTTTCCGCTGCAGTAGCCTTGATTCCGGTTCTCAGAACTTCCAGTTCATTTGCAATCCCATCAATGTCCTGTGTCGTAGTGTTCGGATTCGCCCGCCAGGAACTCAGTTTGCTGGACAGACCGTCGTATTTCTCTTTCTGTTCAGCATTCGCCTTACCAAGATAGTTCTGTTCAATATCCATCGCCATCTTGTCTGCCCGCTGACAGGCAGCTGCAAATTTCTCAAGTTCCTTCGCATTCTCCGCTGTAGCCTTTTTCGCTTCCAGCATCGCATGGGCAAACACATCCATCTGGTCGGAGATAATGGCAACGTCGGACGGTATCACAGAGCCGAGATCTTTTGCCATCCTCTCAAGCTCCTGCCGGAACTGTTCAAATTTCGTGCCATCGGCAGCAGTGAAATTAGCACCATAATCAATCTGAATATTGCCAAGTTTCTTCTGCGCCGCTGAAATTGCCTTCCGGATCTCGTCCGTCTGCTTTCTAACCGCCGTAGCAGCACCCGCACCAAACCCAAGCACATTTCCATCAATATCCACTGTAATGGTATTGAACATTTTCTTGAGCTCGTTCTTGACATAGTTCGCCGCCGATTTATCAATGTGGATCTTTTTGATACGAGCATCAACAAAGATTTCTTTATTACTGGCTGTAATCTGTTTTTGAATATTATCAATATCTTTCAGTATCCGCTCTGTACTTGCTTCAGGATTTGCAGATACCAAAACTTTTAATGTACTTGCCATAATTTCCTCCTTTCTTACCAGACTCCCATACTGCTATATACATCTTTCGAAGATTTACTCATGTTGAATGTCCGCCTCCAAGTACCATCCGAATTTTCTTTATAAGCAAAATCTTTATATGCGGAAGAACCTTTCAGAGCATTCGGATCTACCTGAACACCAACCTTTAACCCATATGTATTCGTTCTCTCAAATTCACGGATCGCCTTCTCAATAAAATGATATCCTTCATAATATCCAAATCTATGAATATTCGCATGTGGCGCAGAAGACTTCACTCTCCAGCCGTTATCAATCAAGATCGGCTCAAATCCCCATCCATACTTTTCCTCATCAATAACACTGGGACCCCAGACATGGTTTTCGTCAAAATAAATAGCAATAGAACCATTTTTTGGAACTACGTCCATTAAAAGATGTTTCACCATTCCATATTTTTCATGTCTGATGTATACTTTAGGGGAATAAGAATCATAATATGCCCGAATATGTTTTGCTAAAATCTCTTTCAATCTGGCAGCTTCACTCACCAAGATTTGATCAACCGATTTCCCGTTGATCTTGCCACTTTTTGATAAATTCTCTGGCCTCAGCATCTCCGCCAGCTGCTCCTCAATACTTTTCACCCGGGCCATATTACCCCTCCTTAAAACATCATCTGCCCATCTTCATCATACCCGATCTGAATCTCCACATCTTCGTCTTCCTCCGCAGATCCATCCTGCGGAGCAGGGGATTCAGAACCGATCACTTTACCCGTAATAACCTTCTGTGCCGGCTTCGCAACCTGCGGCGTCATCATCTCAGCCAGCTCAGCCATCCCGATCCCATGCTCATTTCCCAGATTATCAATCGCCTCCATAGCCTTCCGGAAGAATTCCTGCATGGGAGTGTCAGCCTGCTGCATACGGAGCAAATGCTCGATTTTTTCGTCCACGAGTTCAGTCAGATGGAACAGATTCGAGTAATCCACCGTAAACGTAACCACTCTCTGCCATTCATCACCGAGAGCGTACAGCCATTCCTGCAGCTTCTTCAGATCCAGAATCTTCATGGTCTCACCGGTCACGCCTGTATTTTTAGTAGGCACATTCACATTGGACATCATCTGCAATGCAGTTGCAAAGAACACAACATCCCGAACGGCAGGGAAGTACCCACCTTCGTTCACCACAGCGGAAGCCACTCTGTCCACGAATGTTTGCATATCATCAAAGGACAGCTCCGTATCCAGAACAATCTCCAGATCTCCAAGAGCCAACCGCACATATCTGTTTTCATGTTCTCTTTCTGCCAACGCTTCGTTCATCTGATTTACGGTAATCTTCTTCATTCCTCATTCTCCTTTTTCTTCTTCTTTTTCTTCTTCTTTTCCTTTTTATCTCTTGCTCGCCGTTCTTTCACGACTTCATATTCAACCCAGCCGCCATCCTTCTGCGAATATGTCAGCCAGATATAATCCTTCTCCGGATACCGGAACCAGAACATCTTACGCTTCAAAAGTGCCACAGAATCCGGACACCCTTTGATGTCAATAATCTGCTCCCGCCCGTCGGCATATTGCAGCACATAATCGGCTGTATATATAATAGGAAGAATTTTTTTCTCGCCATGCTTGAACCCCGGCTGCAGTTCATACCGGATCTGCCTCTTGCATGACAAGATTTCTCCAACCATCATCTTAGGCTCCACCCAGTCCCGGAAAAACTCCATTTCCTTCTGGGAATCATAGACCACACCCTGATAAGTGCGGTCTTCTGTATTTTTATCTACATTGTACTTGCTTCTTGTTTTTGCCATTTCTCTTAATACTCACTACCAATTTATCTCCGGTCTGTAAATCATTTTGGAATGCCTTTCTGACATACTCCCTTTACTCATACCTCTTATGAGACAGATGATGACTCACCTACCCGGTAAGAGATACGATTTTTTATCAATAAAAAAGGACGCAGGGTTATCCATACGTCCTTTCTTTTCATTATGTATCTTTACGCGATTGTTTCGTTGTACTTGTACATCTGAATCATAGTAGAAGAATCAGAAGGCTTCAGAATGTCACATTCGAAAGACTGAGAAGCGGGTTCACCATCAGCGCTCAGGTTGAAGGAGAAAGTAGAGCTCCACTTAATGTTCGGAATGACAACTTTGAAAGCTTCGTCCTTACCGGTTTCCTTGTTACGAACAACAGTATCGCCCATCAGCTTGTAAGTACCGGAGAAGGTACCTGCGTCGATGGTAAAGGTCTTGGTAGTAGCGGGAGAAGCAAAATCATAATATGCCACAACCCGGGTGCCGTCTTCAACGCCGGTCAGAGTTACCACATTGCCTTCAACAGAAACAGCAATGGGTTCACCACAATCATCTTTGTAGGTATAAACAAATACCTTGGTGGAATCGACAGGAGTATAAGCCAGAGTAATCTTACCTTCCTTAACCTTGAGAGGGTGGTTTTCACCAAGATTCTTCACGCCATTGTCAGTAGTTTCGTATTCATTAGTCTGACGCATGGGAATATTCTGAGCACCAGTCTCAGTATCAATTCCGGAAACCAGTGCAAAAGATCTGGGAGAAAGCAAAGCATCTTCCACAGTCATAGTAGCTTCCTTATTAAATTCCCAGGTTACCAGCTTGGGATTACCCCAACCGCCGCGGGCGTGTACCTTTTCTGCAGTTACATTAATAGAAGAGTTCTTCAGAGAGTCGAACTGAATCACCGGCTTACCGGTTTCCATGTCATACAGAACGACATTGAGAACTTCCTTCATACCAAATTTTTCATTAGCAGACATAATATTTACATCCTTTCTATAAATTTATTCTTGAAAGAGACCTTTGTTCCCACTGATCCAATGAGTCAAATCGATATCTTCCTTCTTTGCTCCATGCAAAAGAGCATTTATATTTGTTTCATAATCGTCGAATATTTTGAATCTGCCCAGCATATCATTCAATTGATACATATCAAAATCACCGATGGTATCAGGATGTGTTTGCAGCTTGGCGGCACATATACTAATCAGATCTGATAATGTAACACCATCCTCGCCTCCGCGCATTTTTGCACGTTTTTCCTCCATCTCACGACTTTTCTGCATCAACTGCCTGGTAAATTCATCCGCCGGATTTTCATCCACAGCTTTCAGATCATACTGGTTCCTCTCGCGCACAGCATCCTGGAATGTTCCGAAATTCTCCACGTTTAATACTCCGTTATCCGTGCGGATTTCCATGGTCGAAACATCCCACGTTATATCTTCCCGGCATACCATACGAAAAGCTTGAACAATATCATTGCACTGATCTTCATGATACGCGAGCATAGACAGAAGAAAATAAAAAGGGGCATTCGCACCCGAAGCTCCTTCAACCAGTCTTTGTACATCATCTTCTGTTATGCAAAGGATAGCAAGATTTGTTTTATACTGAGCATAACCCATCTGCCGAATTTGTCGGATAGTGACCGGATAAATTGGTACCCCATCCACCAAAATTGGATCATTGGAATTGCAAAGCAGAGCCCTGTCCAATTTATCAATAGTCATGCAACAACACACTCCTATAACGAGCATATACACCGACATAATTCCCGTTCTGATCCAAGATCTCATCACCGCCGTCGTAGAATTCCATCCGCCCGAGCCATTCCTCACCTCTGGCACCAAGCACAAAATCATCTACTCTGGTCAGCATAAAATCAGGACGGGTAATTCCATAATTCGTCTGAACAATGGACTTGTGGCAAAACATATAAAATGATGCAAAGGAATATGTATAATATCGTCCATCCGTTTTTGTAGGGGTGTAGTTGAATCCCATACAAATATAGGACTTCGCATCTTCATGAACTTCTGGAACATATTTTGTCGGATAAATATTGCGATACAAAAGATCTGCAGGATTACCAACAGACTGTTCCAAAAAATCTGCACCGGGACAACGAAGACATTTTACAAGATCATCATCCTGGAGCATTTCCAGAATGAACCTTTCTTTGGCAAGAGCCGTATTTTGAAAACGATTCATGATAGGCACCTCCTTTAATATACAGATTGGATAACGACAGAAATTTCCTGCGTACCATCTGTTAACCGAACAGTATGTCCGACATACCGCCTATCCATAGGAACTTTAAGAATCGCATCTTCTCCATCGATTATAAGAGCACAAAAGTCACCATCCAGAATTGCCCAATCAGATGTGACGGATGAAGAATATCTACCTTCCTGTCCTATACGCAGCGCCAAGGGGCCAGAAATTTCTCTTGCCCCAGATGGCTTCCAATAATCGGCAATCATAAGCTCTACATTATCAGTTTCCGGATTGAACACATCCTGGGAAACCGCCCATGTAATCAAGCCGGAATCGCCGTAATATCCTGAAAGAACGTCTCTCTGCGTAATTTTATACGCATATGGTTCATGAAGATATATATCTGCAAGGAACCGTTTTTCACGCTTCAGCTTCATCGTTTCAGGATCACACGGAATCTGAACAGAAAGCGTTGACTCAATATTATCTACGACTTTGCCTTCGAACACACCGTTATTATATCTGGTAACCTGAGAGATTACTGCCCAACGGCCAACAATCTCGCCGGTTTCGTTTTGCCAAGTCAGATAATAATTGCACTGAGTGATTTTCCCCCGAACATAGACTTCATCATCATAATCTCGCGATGTAACAAGCCAGTGAATGTTATTCCAAATGAAATAATCTCCATATCCGACACCATATTCCGGAGAACAAGTAAATTTCTTGACAGAATCAAATTCAGTTATTTCTGATGTAATCAAAATTTTCTCCCCCTGAAACTCAACTTCGTGAGATGCGAGAAGATCCCCCACTCCATCAGAAATACGACGACGCAACCATGATAACTCTCTGTCGCGTCTGGTTACACCATTATGTTGAAGACGAGCTTTATAAACCTCTCTGTCAGCCATCAACAACACCTCCCGACCCGGTTATTTTTCCAAGATGAGAAATAGAATCAAAGACCAATCGTCTGCACTCTTCTTTGGTGTATTCATAATGCAGCAGATAGTTTAAGTTGTTCATAATGGTGATATATTGAACATTATCGGACAGATCAGGAAAAGTAAAAGTGCTGCCTCGAAGTTCTGCCAGCAGTCTTTCCAGATATACGGGAAGACCGGGGTCTGTTTCTTCATACATAGGCAGCACCTTAAAAATCTTTGGGGTAAGTGAATGCAAATAATTTTCAAGATTCATGGTTAATCTCCCACAATAAAGGAATGATCAATCACACGAGCCTTGAAATCCGAATAAGAACTGTCTCGAATTTCCGCAAGACGACCGAGTATCTTTTCCGGGGAAAACTGCTGAAAATCTCTGGTATTCATTACATTCCGCATTTTATCGGTATTATGCAGAATATGAGATGTCCAATAATATAACATCCCAAGAGCCAGAATATCCGCCTGTCTTTCCGATGGGGCAGGGGAGATTGTACGAACCCGTTTGTCGAACGTGAATTCCATTCCCGTCCATTCCATAAAATCTCCCGCAGCACCCAACAGATAATCATAAAGAATTGCTTCTTCGTAAGACGGACACATATCCAGCAAGTCGTAGTCACTTACCTTATTTCTAAATTTATCAAATATGTAGGTGCATTCCATAGATTCCATGGGACACCTCCATTATTCTTCGCTGAAATCTACGCCAAAATACTTTTCAAGAGCCTGCACAACAGAATAGGCTTCGATCTCCTGCCCGCGAACCTTATGTCCGGCCAAGACACGCACGGTGTTCTGCATGTCTCTGGTCAGAGTCTTGATCTTTGCAATCATGGATTCTGCGTCCAAAGAGAAAAGATCATCTACCTCGTCGGGAGAGAGCATATTCCGATAGTATCGAGCAGCACCAAGAAATTCCAGAAGTTCCGGATCGTCAATCCAGATCCAGTTACGCTCAAAGAAAATCCGCTGGGATGCCAACATATTCTTCAGCTCCGAAATTTCAATAGACTGTTCGTCGCCATAAGAATCCCATTCCACCAGATAACCCGCATTTCTTGCACTCTTATAAATGAGTTTGCCGGGTGTCATATTACGTACATCTGCCAATTCATGGAGATCATACTGTTTCCTGGTTTTTGGCTTCTTCTCCGGCTTAGTCTCGGCTGCTGCGGAAGCTATTCCTTCGGCAGCAACGGTCGTTGCAGCCGCCTTCTTTCCACGGGCAGGCTTCTTGACTTCAATTGTTTCAGATGTTTCAGACGGTTCAGTAACCATAGTTTCCATTTCGTTATTCATGGTGCAATATCCTTTCATTCCTTTTTTATTATCTCAGATTACGCAAGTACGTACTTACCAAAGCCCTTTGCAGACAGCAGAATAGCGCCATAGGATTCATATGCACTGTATTCCTGAGTCATATCAGCATTGGAGGTATCGGTTCTCATATCAATGATAGTAGTACCTCTGGTGATGAACTTAATCGGCTTGGGAGCGCCTGCATATACGTAGATTGCATTATCATCCATTGCCTTGGTCTTGGTGCCGGCCATGTATACGTTGTTATAACCAACTACAGGAGTACCGTGGAAAGAACCAAAGTGGATGCCATTATACATATCATTACGAGCAGCATCAGAAGCAGAAGCGATAGGATCCAGAGTGATCTTGGACAGAGCCTTCTTGGTACCGGTAATCACAGCAGAAACGCCAGTTTCCAGTTCCAGGTCAGCGATCATATCAATCAGCTTGCCTTCATCATAAGTACCGGAAACGATCAGAGCATCGTTATCGGAATCGATAGAGTTAAACAGCTGGAAGCAAGATTCCATTCTTCTCTTGTTCTGGGAAGCTACAACGTCAGAAATCAGTTCAGACATAGTAACACGACCAGCCAGGAATCTATCCAGTTCATCATATACACGAATACCATAGGTAGTGAAGCTGGGGGTAACCTTACGGGTACCATTCAGTCTCTGACGACGGAGCCCCTGGTTACCATCGGAAACAGCAGACACCATATAGAAGTCAGATTCCTTGATTACGAAGTCGATGTTGTCACCCTTGGCAACATTACGATAATCGATCAGGTTATAGAAGAATTCAGTACCCTTGAAGCCTTCTTCGCGGGCGATAGTGATAATTTCTTCCATCTTAGTGAACAGACCATTGCAGCGGCCGTCACGAGCGCTGGCCAGATCCAGATAATTCTTACCGCCGTTCAGAGCGATAGCTTCTTCCAGCAGGATCTTGTTGGTATCAGATGCAGAATAGTTCATCTGCTTGCCACGACCTCTATAAGCGTCGAGGGCCAATTCTACGAAGTTTTCCATATGTATTTTCTCCTTTCTTCAAGCGTTCAAATTACGCAACATTGATTACGTAGTAAGTATCCTTACCAACTACTTCAACGGCTACGATAGTACCAACCTTGGTAGCACCGGTTTCAGATGCTACAACATTCAGCTTGGTACCTTCAGCGGCTTCTACGATCATACCCTGAGCGGGTTCAGCACCAGTCAGAGCTTCCTTGGTAACAGAGAAGAAGTTTCTGTTGTGCAGGAAATAACCTCTGCAGATGTGACCAGCTACATTAATATAGGTACCCAGATCGATATCACTATCGTCATCATTCAGTTCTACGGATGCTACCAGCACCAGATCATGCAGAGCAGTGTCAGCAGTCATATCACCGGCTTCCCATACTTCGCGATCGGGAATCACACCGTCTTCTTCATACAGCTTCTTCAGAGTTACAAAGTTACCCTGTTCAATAGCGGCCAGTTCGCCGTCCTTCATATACTTAAAATGGGTCAGATGGGCCCGATCATCAGTACCGGTCAGCAGATCGGTTCTTACAATTGCATATGCCATGATATAAATCCTCCTTATTTTTTTACTTTACAGGCTTAATGCCATACTTTTCATACAGTCCGCCATAATCACCGGCGTCAGCGTTGTCCTTTGCAGTACCTACAGGCAGTCTTGCCGAAGGCTTTGCAGAAGGCTTGTACTCAAAATTTGCCTTAGTGTCTGCAAACAGACACTTCAGCTTGGTTTCCAGATCAGCAAGTTCATACTGATCCATTTCAGATTTCAAAGCCACGTAGCCGTCAGAGGTGCCCAGCAGATTCTCCCACTTGGCAAACAGCTCATTCTTGGCGGCAATAACCTCTTCGGCTTCAATACCGGCCTTGAAAGATTCCAGCGCAGAAACGGTTTCCTGCAGAGCGGCAATGTTTCCGTTCAGAGCATCGATCTGTTCCTGTGCGGCAACCTTTTCAGCAAAAATAGTTGCCTTTTCATTGTTGGCAGCGGCCAGCTGATTTTCCAGTTCTGTCTTGGTTTCATTGGCAGCAGTCAGCTTATCATTCAGCTCACTATACTTCGCAGTCATCGCAGCGTCTCTTGCCGCAATCACTTCCGCAGCAAAGGTGGCCTGATGTGCTTCTTCGCCGTCTACAAATTCAACAATGGTAAACTTCATCCGCTTCTTGGATTCCCAATCAACTGTTACAGCATCGCCGGACATAGAATAGGAGAAGCCATACAGCTTTCCATCCTGTTCGTCATAACAATACAGTTCCTTGGTTTCAAGATTGGTGTCCACCATCCAGTATCTCTGGATCTTGCCCCATTCCGTGTCGAAGGTCTGTTCCGCCATGCATTCGCGAATCTGCTCCATCAGATTGCTGGTCAGCTCAAATACCTTGGCAGTTACATCCTCGTCGGACATCGCATCGAGATCAAGTCCCAGAGTTTCGGGATCAAAACCGATTTTGGTAAATTCCTCAATTCTGTTCAATGCTCCCGAGTCCTCCTTTCTTTGATTTTCTGTATTTCCACCGTTACCGGCAGAAGACTCTACTGCCAAGGGCAGCTGAGTTTCACTGTAATTCTGGAGTGCAGCAATGAACGATTCCAGTTCTTCCTTGAACTTGTCCACAGTAAACAGCTCCAGCCGGGAGCCTTCAAAACACGGCTCCACATCGTCCCCCAACAAACAAAAAGCAAGGAACTTAAAATCATTGATGTGATACCCTTCATTGTCTGAATACCCATCCAGAACTTCAATTTCCATGCTGTGTTTGGTAAACTTCTTCTTTTGTATGATATCAAATGATTTCTGGCGTTTCCAAAGAATCACATTGATCGTAAAATAATTATGAATTCCACTTTCTTCTTCCACCACTTCAAACTTCCATGGTGTCCGCTCAGGAACAACGCCGACCGGTTCCGTAATATTCACATACCGAACATCTCCGTCTTCCGTTTCTTCTACTTCACCATCATGCCCGCCAAAATCATTTTTCTCATCAATCAGATGTGCAACAACCGGCTTGTATGCCAGCGTAGGGATCGCTTTTTCAAAAGCAATCTGCTCAATAACTGACCCATTCCGATTATCACCTGTATACGCAACCCGCAGACTGCCGCCGGCCAGATCATCGTTAATGTCAACAATATCCGCCAGTGTGTACTCCACGGGAATGCTCATAAATTTTCTTTCCATATCAAAATACCCCACTGAATGTCAATTTGTCCGAAAAGAAAAAAGAGCCCTTTTCGTGCTCAAAATTCAGTTGGATATTTCCATTATTCTCAAAGACCCAGAACTGCCCGGATTTACAAATAAAAGGAACACCCTGCGCACGAAGCTGCTTTTCTACCTTTTCATCTTTTACATAGATAAACTTCATAGTTCAGTCTCCTTTTTATTCCGTCACCCGGTTCTGATTTCCACCGGAATCCGCAGTCTGTTCTCCAGCCTCAGACAATCCCTCACCCTTGGAATCGTTGGTAGGTCTGCCGCCTTCGTCATCACTGCTCATCGTGTTGGAGCTCTGCATAGGTACTTCATTGTTGTACATAGCAAGTACCGTATTTTCAAGGAACGAAAGCCCGGCAGTCATATCGGGAGTAAACGACAGTGTAGCGTCAATTGCCTGACGTACCGGCCGTCCGTATTGACCCATTTTCATATACAACTCATTCATCTGTTTGTAGTTGTACCGGGTCACATCCAGGAACTGTACAGCAAATTTCTGCGTTCCAGAAATCTGTTTCAGCCGACGGTTACACCACCGTTCAACCTGCCGCAAGAATCGGAAACACACAGACTCATCAGAGTGAATACTGGTTTCCAGTGCATAAGAAGAAGGATCGTCTCCTGCTCCAAACATCAACGCATTTACACCGGCAGCCCGCCAATATGTATTCTCTGCTTCCACAACCAGTGTCGTGTCCTGAAGCACCGTGTTCTGCTTGAAGTTAACAAAATCTACATCCAAAGGTGTCAGGAACGCCCCTACACCATCCGGCAGGATTGACAGCAAAGCATTGTAAGCCTGCATACACAGCGGCTTCGGCACCTTCAGATGTCCCTTTTCATCCACCGGCATCTTGAGATAAACAACCTTGTAGTTGCTGGATTCAGAAGCATCCTTGGAAATGCTCTTGTAATCCTCGATATCAGCCAGAGGAGAGAAAAGAGACACGAAGGGCGGAATAGGGAAGTTTACACTTTCATCCGCTTTGAAACAAGCCGTCTTCTTGGCGTCAAATTCATGCCAACGAAGCACCGTATCAGAACCCGCCTTATATGAATTGTATGCCGACTGAAAATCTGTAGGGTACAGTTCCAGTTCATCCGCATACATATCAAAATAGCTCAGGTCAAACTGGTACGTATAGCAACCGTCTTCCACCGCATTGATCCGGCAATAATCCGGGTCAAGCTGCAAAAATTGAAAACTGTCTTTGGTCTCATTCACAAAACCATAAAAGACACCTTCCTTGATGGAAATTTCCATGGCCTTGCCAAATTCATGGGGCGCATTGATCACGCTCATGGATTTCAAAGCTTTCAGATATGCCTTTCGGATCGCCTCAGGATCTGCCGTCATCACATCCACATTCATCGGATACATGATGTACGACCAGACAAGCATCTGCGAAAAATACTGCAGAAGACGTCTGTACTGAGAACTTGTATTGTACAGGTACCGGGAAAGATCCCGGAGCTGTTTTTCATTCGTCTCCGGATTTTCCAGATACGTATTCACGCTGGATTTCGTATACCGGCTCAGAGACATGGTCTTGTTTACATTAGAATTCGCATCACGGATCGTATTACGGGCATTCTTCGCAAACCGCAGTGTATTATGGTACGCTTCCGTAAATGCCTGTACCGCATCCATGTCAAATTCTTCTGCTTCCTGCAGCGATTCGATGTATTCCTCGCTGTAGGGAATCAAATTTGCCATCGGGCTCTACTCCTTTCCTGTTATTTTTTAAGATATGAGGGCTTCCGCGTCAGTATCATGGAAGCCACATCGTTTTCATCTACCGACTGATTACTGCGCTGATCATTCCGACGAAGTTTCGCCAGGTACCAGCAGAGCAAAGAATAGGTAAACGCCCGGTCATCATGCTCTTTATTTCGCTTGTCCGGAGGAAAATTGTATGTCACATTCCCGCCGTTGGAATACTTGCACATCAACACAAGCTCGTCCTTCATTCGGGAAATCTGTACCATAGCGTTCTGTTCATCAAATGACAGCTGGACGGTTTCTTCCTTACCATCATTATCATCAATCAATGTAAAGAAGTCTTTTCCTTCGTATTCCGCCGGAAAATGCACAACGCCAAGTTTTGTCATCTTTTCAGCTGCATCAAAGATCTCGTTCCGGTATTTCTTCGGATCCACCAGATTCATAATTTCAACCGCATCCGGGAATTCCAGAACTGCTGTCTCATTTGCTTTGTGATCCGGATCAATAATCCCACGATGCTTGTGGCCTTTTTTATCTTCCCAGTCCTGCAGCAGATAGTCACTGATACCACCAATCATCTGTCCCCCGGCCCCGGAGTCACAAATGACCGCTTTGATATTTTCATAGTCGAGCGCACCAAACTCTGTGCCGTTGTAATCCAATAACAGAGTCTTAAACGCTTCTACCTGATCCGGCATACGCATCGGAGTTTTATTTTTCGTCTTAACATCGACAAAGTTCACGCAGTTGACAATATCCATATTCCAGCCAGTTTCCGGATCCTCGTAAACCGATGCAATCCCAACGGTAGAGTTGTCGTTCAACCGCGCAGAGTCCCATGCAATAATGTATTGTTTGCCTTTCTCATACGCCAGTTCCGGTACCTTCGGACGAGTTACATTCATCAGGTTCCGCCGAGTCACGATCTGCCCTTCATGGGTATCAGATGTAAACTTATTATAAAGTTCGCGCATCCCTTTTTCGGGATTCTGCATAGCATGATCCACTTTATCTTTAGAGATCAGCGAAGCATATGGTTCGCCGTTCCTTTTTGCAGTTAAAATCGTATCGATGGTAAAATTACACGCCCAGTACCGCCGGTCGCCCATCATCATCCGGCGGGAGATATCCTTAAACTTCTTGTAAAATTCACTATCTGTATCAGAAGCAGAAGAAGCATACAAAATTTGTCTGGGAAACGAAGCCGGTTCAAGTTCAAGATTCACGCCTTCGCCAAGAATAGCTTCTTCGCTTTGGTCAGTGAAGTGCCCAGCCTGTAAAAAAAGTTCATCAGACATCCAACCTGCTTCGTCGAAACCAACAAAATTCGCTCGCTTCCCTTTAATATTGATAATGTCTGAATTCAGTGTGTTAATCTCCGAACCGTTAAATAACCTGGTTGTGAAGCTGGCCGGATTGTGAATAAACCCGTCACTGGTAGATCCACTTTTATCCAGCTCATTGATAAACACATCTGTAAGCCCTTTAGCGGAAGCAATCTCCTTCTTGGCAATTTTCTCCATCTTCTTAAAGACTTCTTTTGCCTGTTCCCCTGTGTTTCCAAGAAAATAAGATACATGATACGGGAAAAGCATAGAACGAAGCATGATATACATGGACATATCATAAGTCTTCGCTCCGTCTCGACATACAAGCCAAAGGGCAAACATGGAGTACCATGTGTTATAGATCTGATACGATTGGTAATCATAATAATCAAATCCACAAAACCGTCTACCGAACTCTATCGGATGCGCACGGCCCCACTGGATGATTTTACAATATCGATCAAACGTCTCCATCTCCCTTTGGGACAGCTCCTTTTCAGAAGGCTTAACAAATACATAAGCACCCATCATTTACCTCCTGCAAGTTCGATCCGCAGAAGACGGTTTTCCTCCTTCAGCTTGTCGATTTCCGTCTGAAATCCTGATATCATAACAGCTTGTTCAGAAACCATAGAAGCATATTCATCAGACTGTAAATTCAGTTCATCCTGAATCGCTCGAAGATTGATGGCAGCAATTTCTTGATAGGAATCCGTCATCTTTGCAGTAAGGAAATTTGCCTTACATTCCTCGTAGTCTTTATCAGCCATATCCTTCATGATCTTGGTCAGTGTATTCGAACCCTTCTGGCTCTTACCGGAGCCCTTCAGGGAAATCCCGTTCTCATTGGCGATGGTGGATACCACATTGGAATAGTCTCGCTTAATGTCCACCAAATCCTTCAGCCGTTTCGGATCTGGTCTGGCCTTAGCGTGTTCCTCCATGATCATCCGATTGATCTTATCCTGCTGCAGCAGAGAATTCACCAGTTCCAGAATGCACTGTATGCGGTGAGGATCTTCTACTACATCCCCAGTCAGATAGTCCACGCAAGTATTGTATAAATACCGCTGGTCAAACTGTGACAAATTGGTGTCCCGGAACGGATCATACCCAACCGTTGAAATCACGTAGTTCTTGTTTCGGTTATCTCCGGAGCTCCATTTTGCTTCCTGTGCTTCTTCCAGTTCCGCCTCGGATTTGGTAAACGCACCGGTCAGCACCATACCTTCCAGATTGTCTAGAAATGTTTTGGTACCGGTACCACGGTTCAGGGCTGAGAAATAACTCTTGAAAGAGAAGTCCTTGTTGAACTTCATTTCTTCATATTTGACTTCATCAAAATACACATCCAGATAATGACACATCACAATATATGCCGTTTTCTGATCATGATATTTCGACTCAAGCTCTGTCGTCATCTCCGCTACACAATCCAGACATATATGTGCATACCCCTGATTGTACGCATAGATAGTAGACTTCGCTATAAAAGGAAAGACCCCTTTCGGGGTCTCAGTCTTTTTGCCGCATTTGCAGCATCTATATATGTCAGCAGATTGTATGGCGGCAGCCTGCAGAACAGGCCGTTTCTTGCCGCCTGTAGGCATACTTATTCACCCTTGGAAACCTTGAAGTCAGCATCCTTGTAGCGCTGCTTCAGTACCTTGGACAGATCACACTTCAGGTTCAGGCGTTCCCCCTTCGGAACAGATTCACCGGTCTTGGGGTTGATAAATGTCTGAGGCGGCAGCACTTCCAGATACATATGGGCAAACCCGGGAACCTGAATGTCTTCCCCGGAGTCCAGTGTACCAATGATAAAATCCTGCAGAGCATCCAGTCTGCGCTTAGCTTCTGTGATCGTAATATTTTCAAAGGCCGCATAAGAGCGGGTCCATTCGTTGTAAGTCATATGTTTTCCTTCTTTCCTTTTAATCGTTCAATTCAATATTATATGTAGCATAGATCCCCTTGCCCGGTTTCAAATGGAAGACCGTCTGGCTGGGGATATCGTAAAGCCTGCTCGTATTCCCATAATCATCTGTCCCGCAGAGACTGCCAACACCAATTGTGCGAATCCCGGTATCAGAGAGACTGTCATCGTGATGTTTGTCTCCCAGAATCAGATAATCAATAGAACTGCCAAACTTTTTCGCAACCAGAGTGTTCAGTACCTTGCCGGAACCTTTTACAGAATCCAGATCACCGTGCGTTGCACAGAATTTTCTGCCGCAGGCATCGAACATGATAAATTCATAATTATCCGGATCATTTATGATGTGTATGTCGTTCCTATCAGAAAGTCTTGCAGACAGCCACCAAGGAATAATCTTTTCAAAATTATCACCATGAACACTATCCTTTTTGTTCTGTACAGTCCGCATATGATTCCCGTATGTACAGTACACATTGGTATATGAAACTTTGTTTGCTATATGGGCAATAAATTCTGCCAAGTATTCAGAAACCGTCATCAGCTGGTCACTAACATACTCATCCGATTCCACTCTTGCTGACGTATGAATAGCACCATGACACATATCACCAAGCAAAATCACATGAAGTGCTACCGGACGAACAGTGTCGATAATACATTCTGTCTCGCCAAGCAGCTTGCTTACCCGATTCCAAAATACAACTTTATTATACCGGTTCCAGATGTTTTCAGTTTTCATTCCATAATGCCAGTCAGCAAGAACAACCACCAACTCATCATTGTTCAAAACTTCATTCTTGACCAGTGCGATCAGAGGCCGCTGATCAGCAAGACTGTTTGCCGATTTGAGAAGCTGATCATAGATGTTCTCCAGCCGTGCTTCGTTTCTTAAATGCGCCGTATACGCATTTCTCTGATCTCTGTATTTCTGGGCAGCCTTTTCATATTCTACCGTCATTTCTGTAAGGTCATCCACAAAACAGCTGGTATCAACTGTTCTTTGGTTCGCCGCCAGCATCTTCTGGAATGTCTGAAATTGCTTCCGATACTTGGACTCCGTATACTCATGACCAAGCTGATCGTTCAAAAGATCAGCAACATCCTGCCAGGAACCGATCTGATCCTTTATGAGTCCGATACGATATATGTATTCTTCTTCCATCTCGTCCGGACGTTTGTTCCATTCGATCATTCGTCATCCTCGTCATCTTCGTCGGGCTGATAGTTCAGACACTTGTCCATCGTAATATCTACACCCAGCGGATTTTTTGCCTCTTCAGAGAACTTGGCGATAATGTCTGCAATCTTACAAACCGCAGCCTTGTCGCAATTCAGGCACTTATGATTGTTAATCATCTCTGTCACACTCCTTCATATTCCTTGAGCACACGAAGCGCAAATGTAGTTTCTTCTACAAAATACTTCTTCCGCTTCGCCTTCTTCTGCCGGCAGATCTCCGTTACATAAACCTCCGGATACTTCTTCCGCAGGAACTCCGCCTGCCCAGCACTGATTACTTTCATTCAAAAACTCCTTGTATTCAAAATTGGCAGAAGGGAATGGAAAATCCACTCCCTCCCACTCATCAGTAAGTGATTACATGCCAATCTTGAGTTTGGACAGGGAAAACCATACCAAACCATATGTTCTCTAAATGTCTAATTTACCTGCCGATTCGTACGGTATTGTCTCATGTATTCGAGCATATACTGATTCTTCCTCTCCCGGTTCACCTTTACTCGACAGTCTGTACACCGCATTTGACGATTGCTGTTCTTCCGAAAAGGCTTACTACATACTTCACAAAGCGTCACATTTTTCTGCTTGTTATATAAATCGTAATATAAACCGATATCATCATAGCAGGTAACCTCCATGACACATTCTCCGGACTGGCTGCACTTATCCAAAAAATCCAAATACAGCCGTCCGCGATGCAGAGGGGTAATAGCTCCTGCCGCAATAAGATCCGGGATCATCGTCATGTTCAGATCTCCTGCCTTCGGAATACAGGCCAGCTTCTTAATGTTCCGCATCACAGAATCTGTCCCATAGAAGATGTTACTCTTATATTCCCGGTCAAATTTCAGCATCCGGTAATACCTGTCCAACCGAAGACTCACAAGAATTGTGAACATCAGCTTTTTGTGATCATAGCTCACATCGTAGCTGTCAATTGCCTCAAAGTCCTCACGGAATACATTTACATACCCGACCGTCACAAGACGCATATGTTTTTCTGCCGCCCGAATCGCCCGGTTGATAGTCACATAATGTGTCTCGGGTTCATAATCCGGCCACCGTTCTTCACAAAATTTCACAAGCGCTTCTTTACACTGTTTCGGCTTGTACCCCATAAAATCCCGGTAATACAAAACGAGGATGCACATTTCTGTGTATACATGACTCGTTATGAAACCGCACCGTAAAATCTCTTCCGCGTATCCGATCTCATCATACTTGTACCGATTCTGGATCATCGAGTGTCACCTCCCGCATGGTATAACGCTTATTCAAATATGTAATATCCCCATCCGGATCCACAAACGGATAAAAAACTGTTCGCTTCCCAACATTTTTGCAGACGTTTCCATAAAGATAGGAACCTGCAACTGACCAAAGGAGCTCCTTGTTGGATCGCGGTTTATCTTCGTAGAAATAACGGACAAGACAGTTGGTCACCAGAATCATGTCGCAAAGACTGGCAGCCATTTCGTCCAGACAGGATTCGCAGAACACTCTGTATCTGCTGTATGCCCAGAAATCCGGATCGTCCTGAGAAACCCCCTCCTTGCGGATCGCCATAGCCTTGGCAATCACGTTGTATTCTCCGAAAATCTTTACAACGGCAGTATATTCTTCTTCCGTGTAAGGATGGTCTTTGTCGATCAGTATATGATAATCAAATTTCCCGTCCCCACGGATCTTTTCCCGGATTCCGAAGTCTATCCCCTCAATATGACGGCACAGAAGATTCATCGGCGAATCGCTGTAAATCACCGGCATATATTTATAGTAGTTCTTCAGGAATTCCTCCTGATCCGGCGTGTACTTCTCCATCCTCAGGAGATCCGCAAGCTGCATCCGGAATCTGTACTTGCATTCGGAGTTGCATTCCTCCTCATATTTTTTGTAGTCATCATGAGCACCTTTGTACCGGTACTTAAAGAAGTACGGATACTTATTCAGAAGGATCCGGTTGTAGAACTCATCGTCCTGCTTTTCAATCCAAACCTTCGGAATACCCTTGACAACCTGTCCGATCTTCGTTTTCCTGAATACCCCCGGTTTCCCGGTATTTCGCCCCCGGACGGGGCAGGGTGTAGATCATATCATCAACTCAAAGAGTTGTGTGGCGCTTCGATTTAAGGGACTCTCACCCGCTGCCATGCCTGACAGCCCTACTCCTGTTGCCGAATTCCACGGCCAAAGGGATGATCGTTGGACTTGTTTTCAAGCACCGGATTGCCGACGGCACGACCCGCTACGGTTTCCCCGGTCAGCCCGCTTTTTATCAACCATTTCCTGTTGATCCTATACGTAAAGCGGACACCCTGCATCTGCAGGTTCACCACATTGTTCGATACGCATCGCTGCGTAAAG